TGGGTGCTGTCCCGAGGACAGGCACCCGCACTCTGTGAGAGTGCGTGGGACCGGAACTGAACCACCACTTTACATGCGGCCGACTCCCCCGTTCCAAGCACGGATGGCTGACAAAGATTTCAACGAGATGGTCGAACACGTACTGGAGACCATCCGCGAATCCGACCGGCTCGATGACCGCGACATCGAACTGCTCGTGCAGTACAATCGCCGACTGCGCCGTCAGCAGTCGCGCGTCGGCGTGAAACGCCGGCTGAAGAATCTGAAACACCTGCGCCTGCTCGCCGGTCACTCGCAGAAATACAGTCCCGATGAACTCCCGGACCCGGCGCTCGCAGACGCCCTCAAGGACCGAGAGGCGGTTGGACGCTTCCTCGATTTCATCCACGCGACGTACTCCAACGAGGAGACGAACCGCGACTACCGCGCTGCGCTTCGCTCGTTCGGTGAACACGCGACGGACGGTGACATCTCGGACCCGATGGATGAGATCTCCGCGACGACCTCGCACGACTATCAGCCGATGCCGGACCCGGCGAAGATGTACCGCTGGGAGGACCACATCCAGCCGATGCTCAACGCGGCTCGATACACGCGTGAGCGAGCGCTGATTGCTGTCGCGTGGGACGCCGGCCTTCGATCCGGAGAGCTCTACAATCTCCGGATCGGTGACATCGCTGACCACAAATACGGTCTGTCGGTGACCGTCGACGGAAAGCGAGGGCAGCACTCGGTGACGCTGATCCCCGGTGTGCCGTACCTCAAACGCTGGCTGGAGAACCACCCAGCACCGGACGATCAAACTGCTCCATTGTGGTCCGACTTGGACACTAACCGCGCTGTCTCGTACAAGATGAAACTGAAGATGCTGAAGAAGCCGGCGCGTGACGCCGATATGGTCCCGCCCTCGTCGGCGACGCCCACCCGGATGCGAAAGTCCTCGGCGAGCTATCTTGCGAGTCAGGGTGTCAATCAGGCGCATCTCGAGGACCACCACGGCTGGAAGCGCAGCTCCGACGCCGCGTCCCACTACATCACTGTGTTCGCTGACGCCGGCGACCGCGCCATCGCGAAGGCGCACGGCGTCGACGTCGAACCCGATGAGAACGACCCGATTGCACCGATTGAGTGCCCCCGTTGCTCGCGGGACACGCCTCGTGAACGCGGGGCCTGCGTCTGGTGCGGGCAGGCGCTCGCTCAGGAGACGGCTCGCGAAGTCGACCACCAGCGGACCGAGATCATGCAGTCGCTGGCCGAGACTACCAGTGACGATGTCGCGCAGGCGCTCATGGCGGTCGACGACAAGCTCGGTGGCGACGCGCTGTTCAGCTACGAGGGGGCCGTCGACACGCCGGCCGGCGACTGAGTTACCCATTCCGAACCTCCTTGAGACGGGTGAGGAGGTGTCCACACCGCTCCGACACCGGGAGGTCCTCCTCGGCAAGGAGTTCGAGTTCCTCCTCGATCTCTTCGAGTTCTTCAATTCGCGAGCGATACGCGTCTTCGGGGTCTGTTGATTCTGCACTCATGAGTAAATCACTCCATAAGAAGTCGCGGCACCGATACTGGCGTTCACTACCACGTCGGTGAAATCGAACGTGGTGACCAGCGGGGCTGTCATCTTACCCACTCACCTCCTGCACCGCGCGTTCGGCATCGCGTGGTAGGATCGGCGCACAGCCCGTACCGAGTTGCTCGAGCAAGCCGGTAGCGTCGAGCAGCTTCGTGGTCGTCTCGCGGTCGACGCGAAGCTCGCGCTGGACGTGATGGACCGTCTGCGAGTCCGTGATCGCGCCGACGGTGACGCCGCCGGCGACCTCCTCAAGATACGGATTCTCAAAGGTCACACCGACTCACCTCCGGTCTCGTCGACTTCGCCATCGGGCCAGCACCAGACGAATTCACCGTCGACGGTGACGGCCAGCCCCTCGGACGTGATCCGGTCGTACGCGTACAGTAAGGAGCTGACCCCTCCGAGGCCGTGCTGATACTGACCGACCTTCGCGTACGCCATCACGAGTCGGTGGCGTCGGTAGCGGACCCGAAGTCTCCGAATGCAGCCGGTCGGATCGCGGAGGGCTCGCCGGAGCTTCGCAAGCGTCGATGAGATAGCACTACGCATCGACACCACCCCCGTCCTCGGCCTCGTCGGTCGCGCACGTCAGACAGCGGATGGTCGTCGGGTAGATCCCCCGGTCCATCGCCTGCTGGGTCGCCGGGCTGATGACGACGTCTTCGCCGCAGTCGTCGCAGGTGTCGGTCGCGCTCCCGGGAACGGACACGGACGCGTTCCCGACGCGCATCGTGAGCGTGAGCTCGTCGTCAGTCATCGTTCTCACCCTCGTTGACGGCGAGCGCTTCGTCGACCATCGCGTCGATGAGATCGGTCGTGTCCAGACCGGTCGTATCCAGCACGGCACGGAAGTGCGCGCCCAGCATCTGGATCTGCGCGACGGCCATCGGGGTGCCAGCCTCAAGGACGGTACTGGAGTAGTAGTCCGTCTGGCCTTCGGCCATCGCAACGAGAAAGTACCCCATCAGCTCGTCAGGATTCTCGAGCGCGTTGCGAGCGATGTCAACATGGTCCGGAAAGTCCTCGTTGGCGTCGGTACCGTACGCGACATCGTATCCGTCGTTCCGGAGCGCCGTGATCAGCTCGTGGGTGCGCTTGGTCTCCTCTTGTTCATCAGTCATTGCGAATCACCCCGGTCAGTGTCCGTGTCTACGGACCGGCTGTTCCCGCCGTCCGTAGCTGGAATTAACTTCGTCTGTTCGGCGATGGCACGACCGTAGCGGTCGACTTTTTCCCGGTAGTCGGCGAACAGTTCCTTTTTGTGGGCTTTCGAGTCCGCCCGGTAGTTCCACGCCGACGTATCACTTGACGCGAAGCGCCCCCACAGACGGCTGTCCTTCCACCCATTGAGGGTTAGGCCGAATAGGTGCCACTGTCGGGGGCCGAGAACATCCTCGCAGGCGTCGAGCACCTCGCCGATCTTCGACGGGTCGTCGCGTTTGCAGACCGTCCCGATGGCCATTCGGTCGGTGTCGATACCGTGACGCTGGAAGCGCCGGGCGCACTCTCGGTAGTCGTCAGGGTCCCAGCCCTGTAAGACCGGGAGAACCTCAAACGGCCAGTTGTGTGACTCGTAGAGGTTGTGGGCTTCGCGGTGTTTTTCGACGGTCTGGTCGATGCGCTCTTGAGGCGTCGTCTCGTGGAGTTCAGGTTCGCAGGCGTAGTCGGGGAGTGCCACCTCGTCGGCCCCGACCTCGGCGGCCCACTCGAATAAGTCACGAACGGAGTAGGGATATTCGAGGTCCCAGCCGGCGGTGACTTGGAAACCGCCCGAGTCCACGAGGACGTGGCCGGGAGAGTCGGGGACGTGGAGGTTGAACGTCGGGCCGCTGTTGTTCCACGCGAGACCGGCAGACAAAAGAATGTTCTCGCCGTTGAACATTCCGTTGTAGGTCCCAGTAGTGTCGATGCAGTAGTGCATCCGGGGGGCGTCAAATTGGTCAGTACCGCCGATAGACTGCTCACTCATCGCGATCACCGCCCGACGCATCGCGCTCGTCTCGCTGTCGCTCCGCAAGATGCCGGGCGCAGAGTCGCATCGAGCCGTCGTCTGGATGATGTGCTGTGTACACGCGCTCACAGTCGCCACACTCGTCGCAGCCGAACTCCTCGGTTGTTGGGACGTGGAAGTGACCGCCGCAGTCCTGACAGCGGGTCGGCGGCTGTGTCGTGCTGATCTTCTTACAGCCCGAACATATCCAGCAGGACCCTTCGTTGAGGGCCGCAATGCTCATCGCCGCACCTCAACAAACTCACCACGAACAATCGCGGCTTTCTCACAGGGGTGCGTCGTCCCTGATGCCACTTCGTCGATATGCAACCACAGCCGTTCGCCGATCATATCCTCCCGAATCTCGCCGGCCGGGAGCCGCCGATTTGCGGCCGCGACAAGTTCGAGTTTCGGATCGTCGAAGGTGGTGTCGTCACTCATTGGGTATCACCCACATGGTCGGCGAGTTCTGTGCCGTCCTCGCGTCGCACTGTCCGGACCTCCGGTGTGATCGCATCAAGATCGCGGTTCAGAACCGCGGCGACACGCTGTCGGGCGCGCAGTGGGAGATCGGCGAAGTCCACGGCATCAGCCATCACTCCGCCCTCACACCAGTAGTTGCCCTTATTCGTGTGTTCGACTGCGAAGCCAGCGATGAGTTCGTCATCGTTGTCGAGTCGGTCGGTGCAATGAACCGTCCACTTCTCGTCGGTCTGGTAGCCCTCGTCGTGAAGCTGCACGTCGATCTTGATGTTCGTCGCTGAGGTGTCCTTCTTCCACGCCGGCGGGGTCTCGGGGTCGCCGCAGTTCTTCGGGTCGGTCAGGTCCTTGCCACACTCGACGCACTCGATTCGGTCAGTGCCTCCTCCAGATTGACCGCCGTCGGCGCGGAGACCGTCGTCGAACCGAGATTCGGCGACATGCGTGACGGTGAACGGCTCGTCGGCGAGCAGCGCCCGCACGTCCCGTGCCGAGCACACCCGCTCGCCCGTCGCGTCAACGACCGGGTAGCGGACCTCGCCGGTCTCGTCCACGTCAGCGCGGATCTCCTCGATGCCGTCAACGATGACCTGCAGGTGGTCGGCCTGCCGCAGACACCACAGGACATCGCTCTCGGAGACATCCTCGCGTGGACGGGAATCGTTGAGATAGCCGCAGACGCGTGCCGCCGGTGCGCCCTCGTCGGCGAGGTCCAGCAGTGTCGCGTCGACGCTGGGGTGCGCCGTCATCGCTGGTCCTCCATGTGGACGACCTCGTCGGTTCGCAGCCCGGCGTCTAGCTCGACGTGGACGTCGACGTACCCCTCGTCGATCAGATCGCGCTCCGAGAGATACTCGATTGACTTGTCGAGTGTTTCGGCGGCCTCGTGGAGCTGGGCGACGTGCTCGAACACCTCCTCGTCGAGGAAGGCGACCTCGTCACTGTCGACGAGCATCCCAAACTCGACGGGATCGTCGTCCTCCCCGCGGGTCCAACGCTCGGGCTCGTCGTCGAACAGCGCCGCGAGCGCTCGCAGGTCGGCGGCGAGCGGGCCGTCGGTCGGATATCCCTCGGCGTGGCAGTGTGCCAGCGCTGGTGGCTCACTCATCGTCCATCTCCTCCATGAGACACTCGAAACAGGGGAGTGGCGTCCCGCAGCCTCGATTCCCGTTCTCGCAGGTCGGGTCTTGGTCGCCGACGCCGGCGTCGCTCCGGACGGCGTCGACGGACTGGTGACGGAGGCGGCCGCGGTCGCGACCGCCGTCGGCGACGCGGTCGTAGAACACAGCGTCGCAGTGCTGGATGTCGTCGGTCTTGTCGACTATCTCGCCGGGACCGTAGTCTCGGAGGTCCGGAGCCCAGCCGATCTCCTGACACCAGTGTGCGATGACCCACTGCGCCGCCTTTTCATCGTCCTCCCAGCTCCCGTCGTACCGACGGGCCTCCACCGCGAGTGCAACGAGATAGTGCAGCGGGTTCTCGACGTCAAGGTGGTCGCCGTCGACGGCGATTCTGAGGTTCTTCACCGGCGCACCCGTCTCGTCGGTGTTGGTCTCCTCCTCGTCAGGATAGTACCCCTTTCGTCCGAGAAACGCCACGCACTGGGCACAGACGAAGTCTTCTCGCGCCTCGCTATACCCGAGGTTTGTTTCGTCGGATGTCTGTCCGCACGACGCACAGTGGTCGGCTTCGTCTAGAGTCGGCCCGCCGTCCGTCCGCGGCTCGCTCCCGAAGGTGTCGTCGAACTCGCGAGCTAGGGCGCGGAGCGCACGTCCGGGGGTCCGACCGCCCATCACCGTGTACGCGTCGGCGTTGTCTACCTCTACCTTCCAGACCTGTTTACTCTTGTCACCGTCGCGAACGTGCGTCCGCTCAAGAGTGATGTCGTAAGATCCCTCGCCGTCGGTCAGCAACGACGGGTCGATGTCTCGGTCCTCGGGGTTGTGGACGCCCTTGACCCGGACGACATGCGACTCGTCGGCCATGTTCTTGTGCAACCTGACTGCATGTTCGACGGCATCGGGAGGTCCTTCCGCCGGATGTTCCATCCCGGAGATGGTGTCGTCGTAGTCGCAGTCCATGCACTCGAGCCGCCACTCCGTTTCGGGGTTCACTCCCCCATCCGTCGCGAGCATGGGATCCGGGTGCGCCGGGACGACCCGCATTCCACCATCGTCGCGACGGTAGATCCGAACGTCGACGCTCGGTGGGATGTCGAGCGTTTGACGGACAAGTCGTGCGGAAACTTTGACCCCAGCGCCGACATTGTATTTGAACGCTCGCGCTTGTCCAAGGGGATCGTCGGGCTCTTCGTCGACGATACTGAGTCCGGGACCATCGTCGACGACCCAGAGATCGTCGCCCTTTCGCCAGTCGTAGTTCGTCCAAGCTCCAATCGAGATGTTCAGCGAGTACCCCCCGAGTCTGACGATACCGAGATACCCCTCTCCGGTCTCGTTGACGTACTTGGAACCGCCGTCCGTCGCGGCGCGCTCGATATCGACATCGTGGAACTCTTCGTGGCCCTCAAGGGCGTCGCCGACGGTCTCGAAGTCGCCCGTCTCGATGACGCCACACTGCTCGCATCTCGCGACGTAGCTCACTGACCGTCACCTCCGTTATCGCTCGGTTGCGTTCGAGGCTCCGCGCCGGCGAGCCGATGGGGTTCGTCGTCATCGGCGTCGGCTGCCGACTCTGCATACTTGACGAGATTTCTGATACGCTCAACTCGAGACTTCGAATACCGGAGCGCGTCGATGTATCCCTCGAGGTACGCTTGGAATCGGTCGTTGTGGGGCTGATCGAGCATCACACCGTCGAGAATACCCTGCTGGACACGGCCGCCGATGTGCTCTATTCTGTCTTCGATTTCTTCTTTCGCCTCGTCGATTTCGGTTTGCTGGTATTCCTGCCACGTTTTCTTCTCGGACTCAGTGTCGCTTGCAGGCTGCCCGCCGTCTGGGACGGGTTCTTTTTCCGTACCCTCGTCGCCGTCGCCCTCTTGGTCGTCCTCGTCCTCAGCCGCACGAAGGCGCTCGACGTGCTCGGCGATGACCTCCGCGTGGCACGCCGGTTCGTCTTCGCTGAGGCGCTGGCACCAGCAGCCGAGCGTTTTGCCGGCGAGGTTGCGCACGGCCTGCCGGAACGCGTCATCGTCGCGAAGCCGCGCCTCGAAATCGCGTCTGAACTGCTGGATGGACGCAGCGCGGCTCTCGCTCTCGCTGAGCGGGTAGGGATTGCCTAGCCAGCCACGCTGGTTGGTATCCGTCGTGTTGAGTCCTCGGCCACCCGGCCCGCGCCCGACGTACACATCGGTGTCGTTGTGGACACAGTGCCCGACGCGGGTCCGTCCCTCACCACCGTCCGAGAGCACCTCGTCCGGATCGGCATTAAGGAGTTTCTGTCCCGGTGCCGATGTGTGGCCTCCGCTGTTCTTATCCGGTGCTCGTTCGGCCGGCTCGTTGAACTGGGCGTCGCAGTCGTCACACCGCCAGTCGGTTTCTGGGGTCGAAACGATACCGCCCGGGGTGGGAAAAATGTCGGAGGACTTGCACTCGGGGCACGCTTTGACCGTGCCGCCGTCGGGTGCGAGATCACCAGCATACCGCCGTCGCTGAGACTCGCACTCTGGACATTCGTCGCTGTCGTCCGACCGGTAGTGCGCGCCGCAGCCGGTACACTCGTAGGTGACAGCCGGCTGCGATGTGTCGTCACGCGCTGGGGTGTACCGTTCGTCGAGAGCGCACTGCCGACACAGCCTGCTCCGGGTGGTCCGTGAGCCGCACTTCGTGCAGCTCATTCTCGTCCCTCCAGTTCGGCCGAGCCGCCGTCCGGGATGGCCTCGTCCGGGTCGGCAGCGAGGAGCTTCTGCCCCATCGCCGAGGTGGTGCCGCTGCCGCGAAGCGGAGGCCGCTCGACCGGCTCGTTACACCGTGCTCCGCAGTCGCGGCAGTACCAGTCGTGCGTGGCCTCCTTTTCCACGCCGCCGTGGCGTGGGTGGATATCTGAGCTATTGCACTCGGGGCAGGCTTGGACCGTCTCGGCGTTCAAGTCGGTAGGCTCTTGCTCGTCGGTGATGTCGGTACTGCTGGCGGGTCCTGTCCCTATCTCAGTCCCCGCTGTTTCTGCGTCGGGAGCCGCGCTGCTCGTCTCAGGGTCGCTGGTGCGACCCGACTGTACGTCCTCGTGGGGCTGAGTATTATGTGCCCCGTGGTCGTGGTCTTGCATGGTCGGTTGACTTTCGCAAACTCCTGATGGGAGTTGACCCGACCCCGGCGTGTCCTTAGCACGCCGGCCTTCGCGTAGCCGGAAGGGCCGGGTCGTTACCTGTTACTGATGGGCTTCACTTAACTTTTTGTGTCTGCTAACACAATACGGAACTGAGAAACACAGATGCGTACTAACTATAACAACGCTGAGAAATCCGATGCGACTAATACGGCGAATCCAGATACAGGAGACGTGGCTGAGAAGGGTAGCCGGGAAGTCATCTTGGAGTTCTTCGCCAGCCACGACTACCCCCACCAACCGCTGGATGTGTACGGTGGGCTGATTTATACTGGAGACATCACCTTCAGTTACCGGACAGTTCAAAACGCCATCTCGGAGCTCTCGGAATCGGGCGACCTCAGCAAAGTTGCTATCGACCGCGAGGATGGCGTCGTCAGAGAACTGCCCCAGAATACCAGCAAGCGCGCTCATTATGTGATCACTGACGAGGGGCGAGAGCGTATCAACGAGTGACGCCCCGACGGACAGCTCGGGGAAACGGCTTTTGACCGTGGGTCCCCTTAGGTCGCGTATGAACGGCGCTGCCCTCGCGTTCCGGCTTTGACTGCTCGCAACCGGCAGCGCCGTTGCCGCCGCGGTCTGTATGTTCGGGGCCGTCGTCGTTGACCGCTGGATGCTCGCGTTGATCGTTCTGGGCATCATCGGCGCGGCCGTCGCCGCAGCCGTCGAAATGCTGTTTATTGTCGTCGAACTGAACCCCGACGTTAAGATCACCCTCGACACCGAGGGCGAGCCCGAGCGGGCGTCCTGAGCCGCGCGGATGGCTGGGGACTCGCGAGCAGCGGCGGCGCGTGATCTCCGACTCGTCAGTGCCGTGTTCGTCGGAAACGTGTTCGTGCTGGCGCTTGGGTTTGGGGTCGTCGCTGGCAGTGCCTTTCTACTCGGTCGGAATGGCCTCGCGAACGTCTTCGCGAGCGGGACAGGATTCCTTCTAGCACTCGCGGCCGCCCTTGTCTTCGTTCGGTCGTCGCTCATCGGCGTTGTCGCTGGGCCGTGAGGCCCCCCCAGCGACTGCCATTGTCAGACGCACGTTCGACGACCGTTCGGAATTTGTATCGCAACATGTGCTTTATCTCGTCGTTCCGTCTGTGTACTGCCGAGGCCCCCTCGTTACTCCGCGTCGAGTTCGTAGCGGTCGTCCTCGCGTTCCAGCGGCGTGACATCATCGTCGACGAGATCGTCCAGCGCGCGCCGAACGTCGGGCTCGGGGAGATCGAGAACGTCGGCGGCCTCGTCGACGGTCACCGCGGTTCGGTCCCCGCGGAACTTGCGCTGGAGCCAGTTGCCCAGCTGTTCGTGGACGTACGCACGCCGTTCGGGACCGTCGTCCGGGAGGTCTACTGCTGTGGTCGCCATCGCGACTGGTCGTAGCAGAGATGGCTGTAATAAACCGTGCCTCAATTCCGGGGGGTGGAAGTGTCGATAGCTACTAGAAGAGGCAGGTTATTCTCCAACGCGAGTGGTTCGCTTTCCGCGGCAGTTCGGGCAGGTTGGACGGGCGGCATCGCCGGTGTACGGCCAGACGTTCCCACAGCCGTTGCACTGTCGAAGCGGGATAACTGTCCGCGTGACGAGCGCGTCACACTCTATGCAGACGGCCTTCTTATCGTGCCCTGCGGGATGGGTTTTATGATGATTGTTGACGTGGCCGTTTTCACACTCGTAGGCGATTTCTTTTCCGTCGGGGATCATTATCGTCCCCCCGCTCTGTCGCGGAGTTCGTCGGTCGCTACTGTGAGACTCATAGACCCGTAGCATTCTCCACAGGTCGCTTTAACACCGTTCCGCTCAGCTCGGCCCTTCTCCCGTGCTACGTAGTCGTCCCAAGAGTCGATGTCGTGGGCGTCGTCGTCGAACAGCCGTTGCATCGACTCGTCTTCGGGGTCTTTGCGCTCCCACGGGAACGACCCGCCGATCTCTCTCGCCTCCGCAAGCGAGTGGTCGGCTTCGCGGGCGTGGCGGTCGCGAGGGCCGCGCCAGTAGAGATCGTTTTCTCCACAGCCGCACGCGACAAGCCCGTTCTCGTCTGATTCGACCTTGATCGTTAGCTCGCTCTTCTCGTCGCTCATCCTTCTGCCTCCATCTGGCAGGTCATGTCGCAGTAGTGATCTGCCGCCTTGACGGACCACGCATCCGCGCCGGGGTCGTCGCTCAGGTCAACGGTGAGTTCGTCGCCACAGTGCTCGCATTCGCTTTGGAATTGTCGGCTCATTGTGTCTCCCTCTGTCTAATGTTAGACACCGTGTGTATATAAGTCTTTCTCACATTAGACACCTATCCGGAACCCGATATGCGGCGCGTGTCCTTCTTCCGTCTCCACCCGTCGGCGTCAGTCGTTGGACGTCGATCCCGACACGTTGATCGCCGGCTCGTCGGCGGTGAGCGGGTCGAACGTGACCCCGGGATCGATTTCGTCGTCAACGACGCCGTAGCGTCGGTCGTGCTCCTTACCCTCAAACTTGATCAGGTCGTACTCGTGCAGCTTCGCGAGCTTATTTCGTCGCGACCGCCGACAGATGGGCGTCTGTGGAGAGCCACGATACAGCCGCTCGGCGAGATAGTCGTAGTAAGCGTGAAGCGTCGCACCGTCGAGCGGCCCCCACGCGTGGATGATCCCGTACAGGATCTGATGATGAAGCGGGACGGACTGGATGTTCGAGGCACGAATCATGTGCCGAGCTCGCTCATAACAGTCGGCGACATCGGCGTCGCGAATTGAGGCGTGCTCGCGCTCGACAGCCAACTGGGCGGCGGCGTACAGCGACTGGATGCCGCGTCGAGCGACCCCGGCCGTCTCGTCGGCGATCTCTCGAAGCTGTTCGTTGTCGACGACGCCGTCGCGAAGGCCCTGTATCGCTCGGGCGCTGAGGATGTCGGCGAGTTCGGTCGTGCTAAATCGATCAAGCTCGATCTGCGTAGCAATCGAGCCGCGAACGCGGTCGGAGCAGGCGGCGAGCCAGCGGTCAGGATTGTGGACGATGACGACGACGGACAGCAACGGACAGTCGAGCAGCTGGTCGAGTGCCTCGGAGTGGCAGAGGTCGTCCCCCTCGTCGCACACGACGATATACGGGTCGTCGACGGTCTCGCGAAGCAGTCGTGGGAGGCCGTCGGTCGGGGTGTTCGAGGCTGGCTCGGGGCCGCGGGGATAGGCCGCGATGACCTCGCGGAGGATTGTTCCAGTCCTCTTGCCGAGGGTCCGGATGTGGGTCTGCGGGACGCCGGCGTGATCGGCGACCTTATCAACGACGTGGCGTGCGAGGGCGGTCTTCCCGACGCCGGAGCTCCCGGAGAGGAGGACATCGTCGGCTCGATCACCGTGGACGGCTGGGGCGAGCGCGTTATGAAGGCGAGTAACGGGCTGATGCCGGTGGATGAGCTGTCGCGGCGGCCACTCGTCGGTGAAGACCCGTGCCTCCGTTATCATGACAGCAGTCGATGATGAGGACCGGGTACAAAAGTAAGTGCCTCAATTCCGGGGGGTGACACGGCGGCCTCGGCGGCGGCTAACTCGCGAGGGCGTCGTGGAAGTTGATGAAGGCCTCGACTACCGGAGCGTCCTCGGCGTCTCGTAGCGCGTACATCTGTGCCCCGCTGGTGGTTCGCGTTTCCTCGACCAACCCGAGACTGACCAGCAGGTCGATATTATTGTGAACCGTGCGCCGCCCCACGTCGGCCATCTCTGCGAGGTCGGACTTGTTGAGATCCATTCCCTGTGCATCGAGCAGGGCGCGGAGCATCCGGCAGGCAGCCGGGTGGCTGGTCAGCTCGACCCACGGGTGCTCGACGAACGCGGCGTCAGCGTCGTCGAGCGCCCCCTCGCCATCAGTGCCTCCATCAGTACCGCCACCGTGAGAAGTCTGTTGCTCTCCCATATGCAACCAATTGCACGCATAGGGCATAAAAATTGTGCATCTGGTTGCTGCACAGTGTGCAATCTATTGCACAACACTTATGATGGTGGCGTGTGTGTATTTAATTGCACACAGGGGGCGTACCCGGTGCGGAGGTGACTCAAAAATGGCAAAATCGTATTGCGACCGATGTGGCAGCGAGTACAATCGCTACCTTGGAGATCGCTTCTGGTCCGGTTCCTTCCCCGAGGAACAGCCGGACGGAAGCGTGAGTGTCTACGAGACGCTCTGTGATAATTGTCACCGACAAGTAGTACGGTAAAAAAAGCTTTCCTCCCCCAATTTTTTCTCGCTCAGATGTCCTCCGCGACAACAGTACCTGCGTGCGCCGGAACCCGCACCCGCCGGGCGACGACCTCATTCTCGCTGTCGAGTATGAGTTCGTCCTGCTCGATCTGCTCGCCGTCCGCAACGCGGCCGCGACTGTGAATTACACGCAGCTGCATATCGCCGTCGGTCCACTCCTTCGCCTCAAGATACCACGCGGAGCCCCACCGCTCGCGGGCCTCCTGCTTGAGCCGCGCTGCTTCTTCTGACGATTGACTGTCAGTCGGATGAGTGTTCTGAGCCATATGTGGTCTTGTGTGTTGACCAAAAAATGGTTTCCGGATATTGAGAAAGTCCAAAACGTTCCTCGGGTTCGACGGTCGGGGCTTCGCCCGTCGTAGGCGATCTCGCCCCTCACCCGGGCTGGTGGGTGCATCTCTCGTAGATATGGTATTTCACGCCAGATTCAGAGAGATCGTATTCCGCAGCGATCAACCCAATCCAATAGCCCTGCTCGTGGGCTTCCCGCATTTCCCGGCACTCCTCGGGGGTGACGTGGCGGCCGAGTGTCATCTCAGAGTGACAGCCAGTGCCGACCGTATCGTTCAATCTCGTCCAACGAGAGCCCGGTCGCTCGGAGATCGACGGCCCGGTTGCTGAGTCGAGCCTCATGGATGCCTTGCTCAACAGCCGCCGGCTGATACCACTCTGCTGTGAGGTCCTGATACCGACCGAGCGACGGGTCTGAGGGGACTGTCTCGTCCGTATAGCACTGAGTCGGCTCTCCCAATATCAACGCGTGCTGGAGGACGATCCCCGCTGCGAAGCCGAGATTGCCCTCCAGCGAAAGGAACATCCCGAGTGAGCCTGTCGTCTCGGTTCCCGAGAGCGTAAACTCGTCGCCGTCCTCAACGAATACCATCTCGTAGTCGCGCTGCAGAGCAGTCAGCTCGCCGGGCAGATCGATCTCGTGATCCGACCCGTAGCTGACCCTCACCGTCGCGAGGTCGTCGAGGAGGTCTCGCAGTTCGTCGTCGGGGTCGTACGCAGTGTCGGTGATCTGGGTGTCGGCTTGGTTCATCCTACAGCTCCGGCCCGTGATTCGCGAGCCACTCCCCCTCAGTCTTCTCGCCTCGGTAGCGGTCGACATGTGTACCGACCTCGCGCCTATCGCTCAGACCCAACTTCTCAGCGACCTCGCGATAAAGCAGCCCAGCATCAACGAGCGCGACTGCCTTCGCGCGCATCTCCGGCACGTCGCCCTTCTCTTCGAGCTCGGCAGCCAGCTCTTCCCACGTTTGACTCTTGTCTTCGCTTGACCACCCACAGTTCGGGCAGGTCACAACGCCGGTTTTCCGCTCGGTGACGGCCACGTCGCAGTAGCACTCGCGGCAGTGGACGCCCGTATTGTAAGCGTACTCGTCGGTCACGAAGATCGGCGAGGCGACCGGGTCCGTGGGATCGCCGTCGCCGAACAGCGGCTCGGCGTCGTCAGGAACGAACGCGTCGATGTCCTCCGAGACGGAGGTGTCGAGTCGAGAGTCGTCGCTGCCCTCAGCGTCGTGACTCGGCTGATCGGTAGGGGAGCCGGCAGAGCGGCCGCCGTCGGTCGCGACCGTCGGCTCGCTCGACAGGCGCACGTCCCCGATGTATTCTTGCTCGCCGTCCGCCCATGATATCTGGTGTTTCCGGACAGCGCCTTGGAGCGCGGACTTGCAGATGCCGTACGCCTGCGAGTCGGCCGTGTCCTTAATCCCCGCCTGAGCCATCGCCCGCTCAACCTCGTGGGCGTACGCCTCCTCGCGGTGGGTCCAGACCTTCTGCTTGTTACACGGGACATTACCGCCGCCCGGACCGCGCTGACGGATATCCTCGTGGAGCACAGTCTGAGCACCCTCCTGCCACTGCTCAACCAGCGTCTCGGCCAGCGTCGCGGCGCTATCGCGAAGTGCAACAGCGAGCTGTTCGTAGTCGTCGGCCTCCAGTTCCTGACCGCGCTCGTGGAGTGTTTCGGCGTCGCTCTCGATTGCATCGCGAACGTGGTCAACGCTGAGGTCCGCCGGCTCAACCACAAGTTCACCCACGCCGTAGACGGTGTAGTCTGTCTCCGAAGGCCCGACCTGCCAGCGCCGCCAGCAGACCCACGCCTCGGTCCCCGCAAGCCGACCGAGGTAGTTGTGACGGCTGTTGTCGCTATCGTACCAGTGGTGTTTGATATCGTACTCCTGTTCGCGGGGATCGATTTCGTCGGCGTTAACTTTGTTGTCGCTCATATGATATTCACCACGGGCTGTGTGCCGGGTCAATATTTCCAGCCGGCTCGTCGAGAACGCCGATATCGACAATCTCGACGCGGTCGGCTGGAATAGGGTCAGCGTGGACGTACGCGTCCGGGACGTTCGGCGGCGACGTTGCGCTCTCGCTGTCGAGGGTCAGCCGGTCCGGATTGACCTCAGCCCGGACAAGAGCGAATCGCTCCCCGTGCTCCATCTCAGCACGGACATCTTTGAGAGAGGTCCGCGCGTATATCTCCATATTCCGACGCGTCTTACAGACGTGAACGCCCTCGGTCACCGTCTCGACGGTACTTGGATCGGTTGGGTCCTGCGCGAGGTGTGTTGCGATGCAGTCGGTCATTTCGAGGCCGTCCTCCGTGATGCTGTCAATATTACTCTCTGCCGTAACGTGCCACACGGTAATGTGGTCGGTCGTGTCGCTCATTGGTTTAGTGGGTGTGGGTACGGCGCGTCTCGACAGCGCCCTCGGGCGTCGCGACGCGGGTCACGCGGTCGAGCGAGCACTCCTTACGCGGGTCGTTGCAGTCGGTCGTTGACTCGTTGATGACGACCTCGTCGCCAGTCTCGGCGGCCTCGTTGAGGGCGTCCTGCTCCTGTTCCTCGCTGGTGCGCGGGTCGTCGAGCAGATCCTCGAATGTCAGCACGTCGCCCGGCTCAGCGTCGTCGGGCACCCGGTCGGTGTCGACACGGCGCGCGAGTTCGCTTTCGCGGTCGGTCATCTCTTTGCGGGACTTGCTCGCGACGAGCGTCTGCTCGGTCAGCTCCTGTCCCCACGAGCCGGTGCCGTTGGAGCGCTCCTCAACCTCGTAGGTCAACGGGCTGTCGTCGATGCTCGCCTCGCGGAGCGCCTCAATCTCGTCGCGGCGGCCCTCGACGGGGATGAGCGCGCGGACTCGGTCGTTGCTGTCGTCGCGGTGGGTGCCTGCGTCGAGCACGTGCGTTCCCTTCGCGTAGTCGAGCTGCGCCTTGGTGTCGTCAACGGACACGCCGCCGGAGTCGAACGTGACGAAGAGGGTGCCAGCGTCTGCCCGAACGGTCACGTCTGCGCCGCGGTCGGTCGTAAAGTTGATCTCGTCGTCGGTGGTGCTGTTATCAGTCGTCATCTGCCTTGTCACACATATGTGTACGACGGAAGGGTACTTAATACTGTCGCACAGAATTGTGCGACAAAAGCAGCGTTAGTCGCCAGTCGCAGACTCCGGGATGTCGACCGGCGGTCGAGCGTCGACGATAGAGGGAGCACGGTCAACGTGTGCGAGCGGACAGGTCTCGGCGTGCAGCACACCCCCCAACGACTCGTCAACCATCCCACACGAGCACTCGAAGCCGAGAACCTCGCCCTCGCACAGCCCGCCGCGCCCCTCTGTCTCGCCGAACTCGATGATGTACGCGACCGTGTCGGCCTCAAACTCGGGCGACGGCGGTCCACTGTCGACGTACTCGGCCTTGTCGTAGAACCGGCGGCCGTGCGCGCCAGCGTGCGAGCAGTCGGCCTTGTGGAACAACTGGCGCGCGGTCTCGTCGACGGCGTTGCACTCACCGCAGAAGAAGGCGATGACCTCGTCGACCCCGTGGTCGGACGCGCCGGGATCGGTGACGCGCAGCTGCTGGAGCGGCGAATCGTCGAGGTCGTCACGCGTGACCATCACGGTAGGTCACCCGGCGAGAGTGCGTCGGGATCGAACTCATCGAGCGCGGCATCGAGGAGATCGTCGCGACGGCGGTCGCGAGCCTGCGAGAGATGTCCGTGGGCGCGTCCCAGATGGCCGCGGATCTCGTCGTGTCGCTGATCGTCCGCGTTCAGCTCTAGTCGCCGGTACGTTTCCATCTCCTCAGCGCGTTCGGCCGCGGCCACGAGCCACGTCCACAGGTCGTCCTCTAGGAGAGCGTTCTCGGCGGCCTCGGCTGCACCCTCGTGATAGCGGAGAGCGATTACGTCCCACGCGACCGCCTTCGCTCGCTCGACCGCGCGGCTGTCGACATCAGCCATCGTGGCCTCCGTGCGTCTCCTCGAACACCGGGTCGCCGTCGACGTGCTGGCCGAGCTGATCGTCGACGTCGTCACGGTCGACCCACGCGGGGATGGCCTCGCGCCCGGTCGCGAATAGGACTCTCCGGATATGCTTACAGCCGCCTGACCGGTCTCGATACTGCGAGTCGGGGCACTCGCAGGCCGCGTCGCGAGCGTCGACGAGGTACTCGCTACCGGACTCGGAGACGACGAGGAACAGACCGGGCGCGTCACGAACCCGACCGACATCGTCCATGACGGTCAGATACTGCGTGAGCGCTCGCGCGTCGACCTCGTCGAGGACATCTTCCCCGTCCGCGGAGTCGGTTACGGCCATCACCGGACCTCCTCGTCCAGCACATCCTGTAGCCCGCTCGTCGTGAGTAGCGCCCGCGCCTCGTCGATCCGTGTCAGGACGCGCTCGCGGTTGGCTGGTGCATCTGCTCTTTGTGCTGCCTCGCGAGCGGCGGTGAGTTGGTCTTCGACGCGCCAGAGCGGCGCGCCGCCTTCGGGGTCTGCGTCCCCACCGTCGTACTGACCGATGAGGTCGCTGACTGAGACGGCGTCAGTTAGGCTTGATCTCGGTGTCGAGTAGCCACAGGCTGGACATCCCCACGAGTCGATCTCATCTCCTCGGTGCTCGAAGCCGCGAACGTGTCCGGGAACGGAATCGCCGCAGTTCGGACACGTCGCGACGAGCGTATCGAGGTATTCGGGATCGCTCATGCTGACCCCTCCCGGCCGCGGTGGACAGCGACGACGCGCTCCAGTCGCGAGCGTGGGAACGCGAACCGCTTCGTTGTCCTGACATCGGCCACAGTCCGCCTCGCGTAAATCACCTCGATGACGTGGTCGGCCTCCGGGTACTCTGGGTTCACGTCGGCGACGGTGGTCCCGTCCGCGCCGATCTGTTTGCTGGCGGCGCGTTGGAGTGGCGTCGCGACGACCAGCAGCACCGGGTCGCGGTCCTCGCGGTCGACCACGTGGTCGCCGACGTTGAGCACTGGGAGTTCGGCGGTGGCCGGCTCGTGGTCGGGGAGGTCGCTCGGGTCGTGGTCAGGGGGGTTGCTCATGCGTCGTCACCCCGGAGGTCCGCGAGCGTCACGTCGTCGCTAAGCCACGACCGGCAGTCGTCGAGGTGTTCGGCCGCCAGCGCCTCGGCGTAAGCATCGAGTGCTTCGTCGACGCGGAGGTCGCTCTTTACGACGGTCTCTTCAACGTCGGTTCGGTCGCCGACTCCTCGATCCTCGGCGCGTCGACGGTCACGCTGGATACGCTGCGCACGCTGTGTCGCTCCGGCTGCCTGCGCCAGTTCAAGTAGGAGTTCGTCGCTGGCGACGATCTCGTCGAGCGCGTAGTAGAGGTCGGGTTCCTCGTCGAGCCACGCGTCGCTGCCGAGTGTCTCGGTGAGGCCTTGCTTTAGCGCGTTCTCGCGACGGTCACGAGCGCGGGTCGAAAGCCGGCTCATGCCGACCCCTCCCGCAGCGCTGCGAGGATGTCGGCGACGCCGCCCGACATCACCGTATCCGGGTCCGGGTCGTTGATGACCCGGTAAATGCGGCCTTCTAAGCGGACGTACGTCAGAGTCATCCGGTCTACTCTGACCTTCAGACGGTCGGTGACTTCGACCGTGTCCCTCCGGTCGGCCCCGTCGAACAGCTTGAACGGCGGAACCTTCTCCACGATGCCAGATCGGCGTAATGGCATGTTGGACCGGTCGGTCGGGTCGCCGCCGTCCCAGAAGACGACGCCGTCGCCTTCGCTGATGGCGTCCGTGTCGATGTCCACGGCATCCAGCTGTTCGCGAGCGAACGTCGCCCGGCAGTTCCGGCAGCAGCCCCGCGAGTAGGGGAGCGGGACGCCAAGGTACTCGCCGGATTGTTCCTGCTGGTCGGTCGGGGTGTTCAGCCCGCAAAGCGTCCGGTCAGCGTCGCCGCAGACCAGATGGACTTTGTCAGCAGGCGCGTACCAGCGCCACTCATCGTCACTCATTCAGATCGCCTCCCGTAGTGATACGAGTTCGTCGGTATACACCTCGTCGAACGCGCCGAGCCGGCGGGAGTCCCACTGTCGCCGTTCAGCGATGTGGTCGGCCCACTTGTCGGCGTCGACGTTGTCCTGTCGCCAGACTACGTCGGTCCCCTCGACGACGAGGAGCGTGTCGGTCGCCTGCTCGGTCTTGAGCACGTGATGACAGCTGTCGGTGTCGATGCCGACGAGCAGCGTGTCGTCGCGGGGGTCGTGGTGTTCAAGTGCGGTGCGGTCGTCCGTCTGGGTGCTTCGTTCCATAGTCGGTTCGGAGCACGGGGTCGGCGCTGTGACGCCGGCCTCACTTTCTGAGGCATCCCCGCTTCCTGTCCTACAGTAGGGCACCTATCTACTAATAGTTAACGATGGCAACCTACAAATTGGGTTGCTATGCGCGGCGTACGTCGGTAACTTTACGTCGTAGGCGTGAGTCGGTAACTTTGTGAGTACGACAACCGACTCCAGCGGTATGCTCGACCCTGATGACCTCCGCCAGCCGGTGGACGGAGCAATCCTCGACCTGCTCAACGAGGGACGCGTCTCCCCTCAGTATGCCCGTGAGCGACTCGACGCCGACGATGTTGACGACTACTCGCGGTCGTACGTCCAGCAGCGCCTCGCCCGGCTGGAGGAGCACAGCCACGTCTGCAACCTGCTTGGGTGCGGGCTGTACGAACTGATGAGTGATCCGCGCGACAGTGACAACGATGAAGTACGTTGAACTTCGGACGCGGCCAACCGCCGAATCGGCCCGTTCCGGCGACGATCTCGGCGCGGTCCCGAGACAGTCACCGCGCTCGGCGAGCTGGAAGCTCCGCAACTGGCGACCGAACGAGAAAAAGCGGGGTCGTCAGATGGTGATGTCTCTCACGAGTTGCGAGCTCGGAGAGGAAAATCAGGCGCTACCCGTAGTCCAACCGGAGGATCATACCACGGTTGATTGGGATGCCTATCACGAGGCTAAAGAGAACGGCGAGAAGCCCCCATGTCCTGAATGTGGGTCAGGGGACATCAACGAAGTCCCGATTTCAGGCGCGAAGTACCGTTGTCGGAACTGTAGCCATGCCTACGGAGACGCGGGGGCATACAGATGAGCGGAACGGATCGGTCTGGATGTCCGAGCTGCGATTGGAACGGTGAAGTCGCGGTGACCCACGACAGGACTCACCGGTACTACACTCACGTCATCATCGAAGATGGTGAGGTATTCAAAGGCAGGACGTGTTCGGAGCGCACCCATCCGAAAAAGCGCGGTCTCGTCGAACGAGTGGCTGATGGTCTGGAGGTGGACTTCCTGTGACGAGTGAGTTCGATCACGAGAAGTGCCGCCAGCATGTCTGCGGGGCTTGCTTCCGGTACTTCTGGACGGTTGATGCCTACAACAAGGAGGTCTCTTGCCCGTACTGTGGCGAAGACCCCGACCTTTCGAGTGCTCGGCCAGAGGAGAGACTGGTCATTGAAGGGGATTTCGGTGATCTCGACAAGCCAGACGGGGCCGTGTACGAACTCCCGAACGGCCACCGCTACGAGATGGGTACTCGTCACGATTGTGGAGTCCGGGACTGCCCGGCGAATAACCTCCACGTTCCGCCGACTTCGGAAAAATCCTCAGAAGAAACGGAGGCAGGACGATGAATTCGGACGATGACGTTCGTCAAAAAACCGGTTCAACGCATGGGGTGAGTGACGAGTGTGCCGATCACCTCCGCGCGGCGGCCGACTCGCTTGGCGATGTGCGGACTGACCTGACCCACGCCGTTGAGCGTAGTCCAGGCGATACTGAAGCACTGATCAACGAGCACAGCGATATGGCGTCGCAGCTGCAGGATACCCTCCGCGAACTCGCTATCAACGTTGAGGTACTCGAAGAGGCCGACGAATAATGAGCACGCAGAACCCCACCGATAGCGACAGCGAGTCGGTTAGCGAGGACGGCGGCGACATCTCCCTTGAAGATCTCGGCGAACGACTCCGGTCGTCGACGCCACAGGACCTCCTCGCGCTCGCCGACCGACTTGACGAGACAGCCCGTCGTCGCGAGATCGCGCACGTCGCAGATATCATCGACGAGGACGACGAGCAAGAAGAGCGCATCCGCCTCTATCCGAGCCAGCTCCGTCTCCATGTTGACGCGCCGGCCAAGGAGACGAAGACGACGCTCGGGGACCTCGCACACTTAGTCGAGACGAGCCACGACGGCGATGCCTCGATCTACGAGACCGAGCCGCTCGACATCTGGACGTCGCCCTACGAGTTCGTCGACGAGCTGCTCGACGACTACGCGCGGACGGTCGGGCAGCTTCCCGAGTCGGTGGAGAAGCAACTCCGCCGAATCTGGGAGCGTGGGCACGCCTTTCGGCTCCGCACCCATCCCGACGGCTTTACGGTGCTACGAGCGTCGACGACCGAACTCTTCGAGGATGTCGCAAAGGAATACCTTGAGCACAACGACCACTACACGCAGTACCTCTCGGACACCGAAATGCGGGTCAAGTCCGGTGCCGAGGGCGATGTAAAAGAGGTGCTCTACGAAGCGGGCTACCCGCCGATAGATGAACGCGACCTTGATCCCGGTGCTGACCTAAGCGTCAGCCTCGACGAGGATCTCGAACTCCGCCCCTACCAGCGGGAGTGGGTCGACCGGTTCCTCGAAACGGGAAGCGGCGTGATCGACGCTCCGCCCGGCGCTGGCAAGACGGTCGCGGCGCTCGCAGTCCTCGCTGAACTCGGGCAGGAGGCGCTCGTCCTCGTCCCCAGTCGAGAACTCGCCCAGCAGTGGCAGCAGGCGCTTGCGGAGGGGACGGACCTCGCAAGCGGCTACAGCCGGAAGATCGGTCAGTACCACGGCGGCGAGAAGAACCTCCGCCCGGTCACGATCACCACCTACGACATGGCCTCGAAGAGTCGGCACGGCCGGAAGCTCTTCGACCGCGAATGGGGACTCATCATCCACGACGAGGCACACCACACCCCCGCGTCGGTCTGGCGACGGACCTCCGAACTGCAGGCGCGCTCGCGGCTCGGGCTGACCGCGACGCCAGTTCGGTCGGACGGAAAGAGCGAGGAGATCTTCACGCTCATCGGCCGACCAGTGACCTCGACGTGGGAAGAACTCTACGAGGCGGGCTGGGTCCATCGCCCGAACGTCGAGGTCCGGTTCGTCCCGTGGGCCAGCGGCGACGACCGCGAGGGCTACCGCTCTGCAGAGGGCACCCGGAAAATGATGGCGGCCGCGGAGAATCCAGCGAAGCTTCGAGAAACCCAGCGGCTCCTTGAGACGCACGCCGACGAGAAGGTGCTGATCTACTGCGGCTGGACCGATCAGGGCGAACAGTACGCCGACGTCCTTGACCTCCCGTTCGTACAGGGTGAGACGCGGCACTCGCAGCGCGAGGAGTACTACGAGCAGCTGCGCGAGGGCGATCTGGAAGGGCTGATCGTGTCCCGAGTGGCTGATGAGGGGATCGACCTCCCTGATGTTGACACGGTGATCATCGCCTCGATGCTCGGTGGGTCGCGTCGGCAGGGTGCCCAGCGCGTTGGTCGAGTGATGCGGCCGCTCGGCGGCGCAGACGCGTACCTGCTTGCGACACGGGGGTCGAACGAGGAGGAGTACGCCCGGTCGCAGATGAACTACCTTCGCGAACGGGGGACGACGGTCACCGAGACCGAAGTCGAGTAGTGTTGCCACTGGCCGGTTTCTGATTCTGCTCGCCAGAGCGTCCGCGAGCGGGTCGAGGACGAGCTCGCAGGCTATGGTGCCGACGAGACCACCATCGAGGAGACGTACGAGCAGGTGCTCGCGGCGCTGGCGACAAACTGAATCCTGTGATTCTCCGCCCGGCGTCTTAGAATTCTGAGAGCCGCCGGCAGACGAGGGGCTGGCCGCCAGCCGTCCCGATGGCGTAGCGCGCCCAGAACGCCAACACGACGGGCGACAGGAACGTCACAGCGGCGAATAGTGGGGTGAGGAGTGCCCCCAGAACCGGGTAGAACGGCCACACGAGAGCGAAGGCCACGCCGTCCGGCACCGAGTGGTAGGAGAAGCCGGTCATGCTTTGCTGATGCTGTCAATGACGTAGCCGGAGCTAACGGTGTACTCTAATATCGTGTACCCGAAAATATTCTCGTTGTTGTTTCCTGAGAGTTGTCTGAACCTGTTGCCACCGAAGCCCCCACCATCTATGTTCACCCACCCGGTGTCGTGTGGCGATGTCTTCTGTTGGTCGTATATCTTCGTGCCGTCGTCCTCGTAAATACGGATCTCTATATCTTGATTAACAAATTGCAATTCCGCGTAGCATCGAACCCGGTCAGGCTGACGGTTCGTGATTCCTCCCCTGCCCGGATAGAACTGTTTATATGATTCGCCATTATCCAGAAATTCGTCCCAGTAACAGCGACTACGGAACGTTAGTGAACTGTCGCTCACCGATACGTCGTACTCAGCATCCGTGAACTGCGCGAACATGCTTGTACTCTCGCCGTTGTTCACGTCGACAGTCGACTCCATCTTCGCGTTGAAGCCTCGGAGGGGCATCTTACGCGGCCCTCCCCAGACCAACACTGGATGGTGCTGAACCCCCTCGATTAGTTACCCCCCCCCCTTTGCTGATGTCGTCGATAGAGTAGCCGGAGCTAACGGTGTATTCTAATATCGTGTAGCCGGCGCACGACTCCTCGCTGTTTCCTGTCTCTTGTCTGAACCAGTTGCCACCGAAGCCCCCACCACTCGTGTCCAACCACCCGGTGTCGTGTGGTGCTGTCTTCTGTTGGTCGTATATGACCGTGCCGTCGTTCGCTTTAACACGGATGGTCATATCACCATCAACGTAATCAAACTCGCCGTAGCATCGAACTCTGTCAGGTTGACGGTTCGTGATCCCGCCCCTGAAAGGATAGAACTGATAATACTCCTGACCATCACTCAGATAGGAGTCCCAGTGACAGCGACTACGGAACGTTAGTGAACTGTCGCTCACCGACACGTCGAACTCGGCATCCCCGAACTGCGCGAACGTCGACGTGCTTTCTCCGTCGTTCACGTCGACAGTTGAATCCATAGCCGCGTTGAAACCACGGAGAGGCATCTTATGCCACCCCCTCCGGACCGACACTGGATACTGCTTGAACTTCTATATCAGTTACCCCCCACCCCCCCCCTTTGCTGATCCCGTCGACAGAATAGCCCGAGGAGACAGGGACACGAAGCTCCAGCGCCCACTCCACCCTCAGGTCGGTGCCGGAGTTGTTGAATACCTGATACTCCAGCCGGTCGCCGGGGTGAGTCATCCAGCCGGTCGTTTTGAACTTGTCGTACTCGGCCTCGTAGTAAACATCGTTGTTGTCTTGATCCTCTACGTACATTCGCCATTTTTCGCCATCGTTCCCGACAAGCGCCGCTTGGAAACGAAATTCATCGGGAGGCGCAGAAGGACCGATAATGCCGGCGTCCGGCGACACGCCCGAACCGCCGTTGAGTACGTCATAGCCGTAGTTCGATCCGGGGTTCACATACTCAGAATCGGACCACGAATCATAACGGCCGCGCGTACCGATTTCGATGGTCTGAGTGTTGTCCGACACGCTCACGTCGTATTCGGTATCTGCGTACTGTGCGAACGTTGACGTACTTTCTCCGTTGTTCACGTTGATTCTCGAATCCATTTTGGCGTTAAATCCTCGAAGCATTATGCTATCACCACTGAGCCGCCGCCTGCGAGGTCGTAGTCTGTCGTCGTCGTGTTGTCCACGAGGAGCGCGACCGTCTGCGCGCCGCCGGAGCTGTTCGTGTACGATCCGCTCGCGTTGTCGTAGACCGTCCCGCCGTCGCCGGCGGCCACCGTCGTCTGCACCGTGTAGCCGCCCGCGCCGTCGAGGACCGCGATCACGAGGTCGACGCCGGTCGCGACGGCTGTCCCGTCGCTGTTCATCAGCGTGGCGCGGTCCACGTCGAGCGTCTCGCCGTCCAGCACCTCCGTCGGCGCGATCAGGGCCGCGTCGCCGCTGGCCACCACGCCGCTCTGATATGCAGAGGGCACCTGTTGGGCCTCACTGTCCGAGTAGCGGGCGTGGTGGTTGTCCGGCTGCACGTCTTCCAGCCTGCTGTGTAGCGGCTGTCTATCCACGGGACCTTGGCTATATATTTGCCGCCAAGACCCATTCCAGTAGAACCGAAGCCCCTCGCTGTTGTCCCATCCAATCCTTCCCTCGTCGTTGGCTGCCTCATCGAACTCGATGTTGTTGAGTTTGACAGAATTGATATTATCCTTCACTGCCTCTTTCGCTTCGGCGTCCGAGTAGCGGCTGTGATGCACGTCGCTTGCTCCTGAGTGGTTGCTGAGTTCGGTTTCGGTCGCCGTCGCGAACGCCAGCATATCCTCAGTCACACCATCGGCTTCGACGCGAATATTCCCGTCCGCGTCCAGCGTGAGACCGTTCGCGACCGCAGCAGCGAGCGCATTCCCCGATATTGTCAGCCCTTTCCCGAGCGTCAGTTCAAGACCCTGCGCACCGTCTTCGGTGAGCGGGTCCGAGACTGAGACCGGGTTATGATGTGCTGCTGGGCGGTCGGCGTGTCGCTTCAGCAGGCGCTCATCAACGACCGACGTGACACCGCTACCGTCGGTGTCAAACGTCCAGAGCGGGATCGTCGGGTCAAGATCGCCGAACGCGCTCGCGAGGCCGACGATCACTGTGTCAGCCGCGTCCCGATCTGCATCGTCGGCCGACGAATAAACAGCGGACACGTCCCAGCCGACGAACACTGTCTGTCCGGCTGTCGATGCTGCAAGGTCGACGTCGGTCGCCACATCGCGAGCGAGCCACCCATCGACAAACGCCTCGCCAGGGTCGATCGTCACCGTCAACGAGGTTGCCGAGTGGGTTTGGTCGAACGCATTCAGCACCGTTTCGTCGATACCAGAATCGGCCGCCTGCGACGACCGTGTTGGCTGTGTTGATGGGACGACCCAGCCGTCGGCAGCTTGTCCCCACGACTCGCCGGCTTCGACGGTGTGGACGAGACTCCCAGTCGCGCCGGGTTGTGCTCGATCCATGATTATGGGTTACTAAATGAGAGCGACACGTCGATGGTCGCCGTCGATTCGTCGTCCTTCACGATGTCTGAGATGAGCGCATGATTCAGCAGGACGTTCGATCCACCAGCGGCGCTCGTCACCAGCCCCGCTTCAACAAGTGTATTCCCGTTCGCTTCTGTGCTGTCTAAAAACGTCGATGTGAACAGCTCGCTGCCGCGGTCGGCGGTGTCGGTTACTGTGACTCGATAGACTTCGTTGTTCAGCGCGGAGTTGCCGCTGTCCGGTTGCGTACTGTCCGTACCGAGTGCGAGATGCGACGCCGACTCATCAACGGCCTGATCACCGTGGAGCTGGTCGACGATGAGCTCGTGGAGGCCGGTCGTCGTGATGTTTGATGATTCGACGACCCGCGTCGGCTCAACCTGACGAGCGAGCGAGAGCTGCTCCTGTTTCGAGAGCCCGTCCCACTCGTGATACCGCGAGCGAAGGTCGCCCACGTCGTGGAGACTGATCCGGACGTTGTCGATGCCACTGATCTCTGGTGTAAGGTGTCTGTTGTCGCTCATAGTTGCTCAATTTCGAGATCGCCGAGAACAGTCAGTCCCAGTAGTCTTCTTCCCAAGCCGCTTCGTTCCACGCTGCCTTCTCAACCGCGGCCGTGGTCGTGCTGGTCGCATCGCTGGTGCTGGTCGTCTCGTCAACCGCCGCATCCGGACCCGTCGTCGCCGAATCCGTCGCGACGGCGGTGTCATTAACGGCCGCCGACGGGCCAGTCTCAACGGTGTCGTCGGTGGTCGTCGTTTCGCTGACGCGCCGGAGAACACGCAAGACACCGCCGAACCGCTCGCCGGACTTCAGCCGATCAACATCCGACCGGAGATTGCGGAGTCGCTCTGCCGCCTCGCGGAGTGGGTCGCTCACAGCGAACTCGCCTCCTGAAGCGACAGCTCGGTCGAGAGCATGGTTGATTCCGCATCGATCGTCGTTGAGCGCCGCGTGACCAGATACGTGCCGGTAACTGGCGCACCGGACCAGTCGCCGACGCCTGTATCGACGATATCGCCGGGCTGGAGTCGGTGGGCGCGAACGGATTCGGCTTCGCCGTCGATCGTTCGCGTCGGCGCAGTATTGTGCTGGAGATGCGAGCGTGCAGTGTCGCGCACTGCGGCGAATGTCCCGAGCGTGTCATCACGGATTCGGTGGTCGCGACGACGATACTCGCCTGCAGCACCCTCATCGCGAGCTCTCGTGAGCAGCGGGTACGGATACTCAGCCTGATACGTGAGGTTCCCGTTCCCGTCGGTTCCAACGAGATGACCTGTGGAGCCGGTTGCCTCGACGATCACCCACGGGTTATCGTTTGGTGCGAGGGTGTGCGAGGGCAGCAGAAACGTCGTCAGGCCGCCATCCGCGAGAAACTCTGGGCTGAGTCGCTTCGATGCGATATCCGACTCCGTCAACTCGACGGCGACGGGCGCACCGCCGCGATCGGACTGGAGTCGTACGGCGAGTTTGTCCGGACTCGTATCATCTGGATCAGTCCACACTTGGACGCGGTCCACCTCGGACTTTCGCGTCTGCACTTGTGTCATGATCCGGTCCGACCGTGTGACCCGCGTTGTTGCCGACTGGGATAGCTGTTCGTCGTCGGTGTCGTGAGCCGTGCCGCCGTCGACGCGGACGAGTGTTGCGAGGTCGTCGTCGTTTCCCGAGATGTCGATGCTTCCGCGAAGGTCTTCGGGCATGAGCGAGTACTTCACGCTGACATCCTGCAACGGTTCGAAGACAAGTGCGGTCCCCTCCTGAGCGATCACCGCGTCGGCGATCGGCGCGAGGTCCTCAACGAGCACGGTCCGGAGATCGCGTCCGTTCACGAACGTATCCGTCTCCCGGGCGACGGTTCCGATCTGCGACCGGTCAATCTCTGGTGCTTCCTCACGCAGCAGCGAATCGACGATCGCATCTGGTGATCCTGCGATCGGTGCGTCCTCAAAGTCCACATAGGGCCGTCGCCACGAGAGGACGGCCGAGACGAAGTCCCGCGCGCCGATCTCGATGCTACGGCGGGTCCCGCCGGCGAGGGTGATACGTGGGGGCTTCGCGACTGCCGTCCAGAACTGGTTGAGCTGGGATTCGCCGGCAAGCTGCAGCCAGAGTTCGAGCCGGTCGCCAGCTGTGATATCGACGCCGTCGTAGCGACCGTGATCGTTCGGGATCGTAAAGCTACCTTGGTCAATTGCGCCCTGTCCACGTTCGGTGATGGTGACACTGTCGAGATCCCGGCCGGGGATACTCACGTGCGGCTGGTCGGCATTAGGATGGTAGACGCGGAGTTCCGCGTCGGCGATGGAGAGAGGCATGAATTAGATGTCCAGTGCGTCAAGTTCGTCGCGGAGTGCCTTCGCGGCATCGCGGCCCTCCTGCCGGCCGGACGCCTCAATTCGCTCGATGATGATCCGAGTCTCCCCCTCACTTGCGTCAACCGCACCGCGGTCGGTCACTTGTGCCGACGGGACGACTCGCTCACCTGCATGCAAGATCGCCGCCCCTGCAGACTCGATCAGACCGCCCGTCGCGAGGCCGGTCATACCATGCGGGTCGTCTGGGACAGGTACGCTATCTGGACCGTCGTACACGGGGCCGGGCGAACCAGATCCGCCACTTGATCCACCCGAGGAGCCGCCACCGCCGGTACCACCACCGCCACCGCCACCACCACCGCCACCGCCACCACCACCGCCACCGATTGGATCTGGTGGGTCGGGCCAGTCGATATCGAGGTTTCCGTTGTACGCTTTTTTGACGATGGTCGGCAGCTCCGGCCAGTCAATATCGAAGCTGATCGCCCGGAAAACGGCACCAACAGCGTCGACCATCGCCTCCGCTGCGCTCTGTACCGCCCGCTTCCCGTCGTTTCGTAAGAACGCCGCTATCGACTGGATGGTCTCAGGAACAATGCTGTTTCCGATTAGTCCCTGATGAAGCCCTTCAAACGCAGCCATGACCACATCGATGACAACACCGATGGCAGCCTTGAGGTCGCTCTTTGCGTCACTTATGAGATAGGACGCGATGTTTTTGATAAGTGACTTAACGATACCGCCCGCACCGATGACAGCCGTTTTCAGGGCGGACCAAGCTGCCTCGCCAACAGCCGTCAACACGAAGAATGCGGTCTTGAGGTCGCCTTTCGCATCAGTTCTGAGGTAGTTCACTGTCTGTGAAATCAAGGTCTTGATGATGCCCCCCGCGCCGATGATGGCGTCCTTCACCCCGAGGATTATCGTTCGAATGCCCAGTCCAAGCAGTCTAAACGCGGCCTTCACGTCCTCCGTGCCGATGTTCGTAATGTAGGTGACGATTGCGCTGAACACCGAACGGATCGTGGTTTCGATGGCCGTGAACGCGTCCGACACGAGGCCGCGAATGAGAGTGAACGCAGAATCGAAGTCGCCACGGACGATTGCGAGTCCTGCGCGGGCGAGCGTAATGACGGTGTCAAGGTAGGCCTTGACCACCCACGCGATGGCGCTGAACGCCGATTCTACGACGCCCATGATGCGGTCGCCATGCGCTGTCCAGAATGCCTGCAGTCGGTTGAGAGCGCCCGTCACGTACGGCTCGACGAAGTCGATGGCGGCCCGAACCCGACTGGAGATGATGCGCCACGTTTCCTTGGTTTCGGCCTGCAGTTTCTCACCGTGTTCCGTCCAGACTCCTTGGACGCCGCTGATGAACGGCGCGAGGAGGTCATTCCGGATGTAGTTGACCGCGTTCCCGACGCGTGTCTGCACCGCATCGAAGGCGGTGCGTGTCTTCTCCTGTATCCCGCCGATATCACGTTGCCACGCGACAGCAAGCCCAGCGATCGCGGCGATGGCGATGCCGATTGGACCGGTTAACGCCGTGAGTGCCGTTCCGAGGGCCGACGTGGCGGACCCGATAAGCCCAAACTGCGAGGCAAGTAGTGCCCCCCCACCGACCAACCCGCCAATGGCCGTTGTAACAAGTCCGATAGTGGCCGGAAGGCCATCGAATTGGTCGTTAAACCGGGTGAAGGCATCCAACGCGGGGAGGATCGCATCTTGGGTAAGGTTCTTTAGCACGGGAGCGAGTCGCTCGCCGACTGATCTGAATAGATTGTTCACACGGGCGCGGAGCAACTGAAATTGCCCCGACAGCGTGGAGGTTCGGATCTCCATCTCCCGTTGCAGGCTCGTCCCGTCCTCAAACTGCTCGTTGACTCTCTGTTGGGCCTTCTCTGTTCGGGACATCTGTGCGCCAAGCTTGCTGAAGGCTCGGGTAGCTCGTGTTCCGAGAGCTGAAGAAAGGTCTCTCGCGGCCTCTCCGCCGCCAACCATTTTCTCGCTTACAAGAGTGAGCAACTCCTCAGGACTCTCATCCCGCAGTTCTCGAAACTTCTCGGGAGGCATCCCCAGCGCCTGAGAAACGTCTTCGACCTTTTTTGGATTCATAAGTGCTTCCGCAGCACGTCGAAGCCCCCCAGCCGCTCTTCTACTGCTCGGAGAGACCTCATTCATCGAGGCGCTGAGTGCCAGTACGGCATCCTCCCCCAAGCCAAACTGCTCGGACAGAACGTTTGCAGCACGGGTAGCGGTATCAGTCACCTCGGAGGAGTTCGTTCTCATCGAGTCAGCGAGCGCGTTCACAGCATTTCCCAACTCCCCAATCTCATTCATCGGCGTCCCGACCGCGCCAGCTATTTTTGCGAACCGCTTCCCGGCTTCTTCGGCGGCGAGATCTGTACCGACTGTGATTTTGCTGATGCTCTCGCTGAAGGAGAGAATTGCATCCTCACTCTCCGCGCCGAATTTCGCTGCTTGCGTCCCGAGTGCCGATAGCTTCTCAGCTGAGAGAGGAATTCGTTCGGCGAGCGTCTCAAACTGCTCAGAGAGTGTGGCAGCGATGTCGGTGCTACTTACCTTCTCGAGATCGGCGATAGCGTCCTCAAAATTCTGAAATTTGTCAACACTCGTTTTGAGTGCGCCGGTGGCGAGTGCTCCAAGAGCAATCCCGACGCCCCCGACTGCCTTTTTGAAACCACTTAACTTGCCGATGGAGTCGCTGATGTTCTGGTTGAACGACGATGTATCTGCCCCGACCGCGACCTGTACGGCGGGATCGCTGGAGAATGGATTTCTTGGCATAATTTTTATTGATCGGGTTTGTTGAGACAGCTATGACCGAGGCTGAAGGGCCGTGTCAGAAGTGCGATTCACCCATCTCTACGGACGCCGCTCGATGTCCTGCGTGTGGATACGAGCCGGGTGCTGAAATTCGCAAGCAGGCAAGGTGGCGATGGGGGATTGGTGCGCTCTGCTGTCTCACTATCATCGGCGGGATCATTGGAATCCCGCTGGTTATCTCGGGGTTCTTACACCACCGGAAAGCGAAGAGCGCTACGCCAGTACATTCAGATTAGTTCTCTTCGCCCGCTTGGCGTCACGGTGTCGATTGTGTACCGTTCATCTCGCTGAGGAGCCGCTGGCGCTCGGCCCGCCGACCTGCCTCTAATTTTTGCTTGTGGTCGCGGATCGAACTATTCTCGCCCGCCGACTGCTGACCCTCCTGATGAATGAGGTGTCCGAGTAAGAGCGTATCCAGTTCTACAGGCGTTAATCCCGCAATCGCTGCGTCACCATGAAACGAATACGATGTCTCCGTATGAAGCCACCAGACGAACGATGCATGGGACTCAACGGGATTCAGTTTCCCGCTGCGCCACTCTGCCGCTGCTCAAGCTCCTCTTGAACCTCTTCCGCGTACTCGTCGCTACTCCCCTCTGAGTAGTCCACGATCCCCTCGACGTAGCACAGGAGTTCACGCATCGTCAGGTCCTCATCCTCTGGGATCGCGGGCTTCACGAGGTGTTTATCGATGATATCGCGAAGTTCGCTCGAACCGGTCTCTTCGCCCATACTCTCGTACTCCTCGAATTCCGAGATTGTCGGAGGGATGAGTTTGATCGTCACCTCGTCGCCATCCCATTGGTAGCTGTGGTCAACAGGTTGCAGTTCGCCGTCCTTGTCGCGCGTGGATGGTAGTCCGTATTCTGTCATCAGTTAGCCTCCAGTTCGATCGCTGGGTCACCCGACGCCGCGAACGTTTCTGAGATCGAGGCGACAGCCTGCCCACTCGCTTCGCGCTGCCGTTCTCCGTTGCCCTCGACGACCGTGTTCTTGAATCTAAACACACCGCCCGAGAGCTCGTGTTCGTAGTCCTGCTGTGTCTTTTCCAGCGCCTCGATCATCGAGTCGTGCGAGACCTTCGGCCCGCCGACGTCGGCGTCGACGGTCACCGTGCGGTCCGACTCGTCGACGGTCGGGAGCCGCGAGGTGTGGACCGAGTCGGCCGAGAGGTCGTTCTCGACACTCCATCCGGCACTGATGACGCGCGGACGGACCGGAGAGCCGACCGGTCGCTCGATGCGGTCGCCGACGAAGTGCTCGTAACTCGTGCCGATCGGGTCGGCGCGCGAGCCAGCGCCGAGTGCCGGGACGCCCTGATCGCCGTCGACGGGCTGGTCGTCCTCGCTGTAGGTCAGCCCGCCAGCGATCTCCATAATCGTCGTCCCAGAGCCGTCGGTGACGGTCACGTCACCTTCTGGCTGGTCCGAGAGCCAGATCGCGTCGATGTCGTCGAACGACTCCGTGGTCGCGACCGCGGTCGTGCCGCTAAGCGCGACCGTTTCTGAGGTTGTCGCGCCCTCCGACTCGATGGTGATGTCCATCGAATCCGCATCGCTGTCGGAGACGATCTCCAGCGTCGAGGCGGCCGACAGCTGGTGGATGGCGTACGACCGGACCTTTGTCGGCATCAACGAGAGCTCCATGAGGATCGGATCCTCACTCGACGGGTCGTTGGTCGCCTCCGCACTTTCGACTTTTGTGCCGCGGATGACGGTGTAGATGCGCATCCCTGCGCCGTCGTTTCCGCCCGGTGTCTCGGTTCGTTCGACCGCGAGCAACGTGCCGAGCAGCTGGTTATACTCGTCGCGGAGGATCCCGTACGCGGCCGCCGACTGCGGATCCCCGTTAGCGTCAACGGGGAATTTCTGGAAGTCGTACCCCAGACTCGCAGACGGATCCTCCGTTCCTCGGTTGTGATCGGTCGCATCGGGGGTTCCGATGCCGTCCTGACGGGCGTAGCTCGCGCCGGGGTCGGCAGAGAACGATCGCATCGTGTCTGAAAAGCGCTGCCACTCGGGGTCAGTAGGGACCTCCATCGGTGCCGGCTCGATAAGGTACTCGTACCGGCCCGGAAGCGTCCCGCTCTCGGCTGTTGCGTATTGATCAGTCGACATGTCTTACTCCTTGGGTTCGATTGCGTCGTAGTGCTCTATCAGCGCCTCACCGACGGCGGCGGTAACGTTAGCCGTTCCATTGCCTGTGAACTCAACCGGCTCGTCGAGCAGCGGCTCGCCGTCGTCGTCAGTGAGGTCCTCGGTGTAGAGCAACTTCGTCGCCCCGTTTGTGTTCGTGATGAACATTCGTTTCAGGGTCGCTCTGTGTGTTTTAGCAAACCGATGACGACACGACGGTAGTGCGTCGGCGATCGGTTGGTATCGTTGCTCTCAGTCGGCGGTTCAGCGTTGACCCACTCGTAGCCATCCGGCACGGGCGGACCCTCGGCAGCCTCGTCGGCCTCAAACAGCACGCGATGTACTTCGCGGCCGAGCTCGTTCGCGACCACGTCCGGGTGCGAGCCCTCGGTCTGGTAGACTTCTGCAGTATCGGGACCGCCCCAGCAGTCGATCTGTACGCTCGTGATGACATCTTGGATACCGCCGCGACCACCGGCATCAATGCCGGAATACCGTGACTGGCCGCCGCCGGACACGCTGGGATCTTCGGAGGCGATTGCGATCTGCGGATACTCGTTCTCACCGTCGTAGTCGGCGAAACGAACCCCGCCCGATGCGTTCGGCTTGGATGGATTGCCGGAATCGAACGAGACGGTGATGCTAGTCTCGTCGATGTAGGTCCGCAGGAACGTGACGAGATCCTGCTTGATATCGCGGGCCATCTTACTCGTTCACGACGATCAGGACGGTGACGCCGCTATCCTCGGGATGCGTGCTGAGTAGGCGATACGTCTGCCCAGTCGGGTGCTTGAGAAGCGTCGGGTGTCCATCGTTGCTGCCGGCAGGCCAGAGTGTCGTCGCTTCGTCGGTGACAGCACGAAGCTCAAGGTCAGTTTCGACATCGGTTCCATCCGAATCGGTCGCCGTCTGTGGCCGCCCGCGACGTTCGAGGACGCCGATGAGCGTGCCGTCATCGCTGTAGTCCGGAGCCGACCGACCGCCGCCGCCAGTCGCGTTCTGGACGGTGTACGTTCGCCCCCGTGACCGGATCAGTCGGCGTACTGGTCCTGTCACTTAATTCACCCGGTGGATGGTTATGGATGCTATCAGCTGACCGGTGTCGCGGATGTCCTTTGCGTCGGCGATCCGCTTTGCTTCGTTTTGAACAGCGAGTGCAAGCGCTCTGACGAGACCCGCCTCGTCTGAGATGTCGATGCCCTGTGCAGCGGCGATTTTACTCGCGTATTCGAGGGGGGACGCCTGCACGCGTTCCGCTGCTGGACGGACGAACGGCCGCGCTTGCTGTTCGCTCGTGCCCATCTCCTGCTCAAGTGCGTACTCGACTGTCGGTCCGGCCAAGTAGACCGTGTCACCGTCGAAGCGAGTCTGTACTGCCTCCAGCACGTTGAGTGCGTCCCCGAGGCCGACCAGCGTCGCTCCCCAGCCGCTCACGAGTCGTCACCCGTCGTGACGATGTGTCGGCTGGTATCACGAGTGACGCAACTGGACCGGCCGAACGCTTCGCCGGGGTCGGCTCGCCGAACACGTTTGCGGAGGTTCTGGATTTCCGCGGTTTCGTACTCGGTCGACGTTCGACCTGATGAGACGGACTCCCCGCGGCGGTCGCGCCCTTCGGCGATGCGCAGCGCTGCCAAGGCCGCCTCGAGGTCTTGGCGATGCTGATCGTCGGTGAAGGTCACGCTGGTGCTGTCGTACTCGCGGGTAATCTCTCGCTCGATCCGTCCGAGGATACCCGTGTCATCCGGGTCATTCTCTGCGCCCTCGATGTCCGCGTCCGAGAGTACGGTGTCGATCTCGACGCGAACATCAGAGGCGGTCGTACCGGCGCTCGTCGTCATGTGTTACTCCCGTCGCTCGTCGATGGCATCGGCGACGCCATCTCGGTCACGGCCTTCAGCTTCGGCCGCTTCGATGGCGTCGAGATGGGCGTCGTAGTCGCCAGATTCGATGTCGGCGATCACGTCGTCCATCGGCGTCCGGTCGACGAACGCGGCGGGGTCGAAGGCATCGTCGCTGTCGACGGTGTCCTCGGACGTGCCGCTGTCCGCCGTGGAGCCGTCGTAGGTGATCGCCGCGTACCGGTCGGCGATTGCCTCGGCGCGAGCTTCGGCTTCGACCGTTGCCACGCCGTCGGTGAACTCCAGAACACCGTCCGGAGCGGCTCCGAGCGACAGCTCACCTGTGTACTCAGGGCGTCGCTCGTGGTGTACCTCGTAGGACACAGACGATCACCCCTCAATGCGGACTGCGGCCGCCTCACGTTTGGGAGTCCATCCGTACGCGGCCTTGATCTTGGTCTTGATCGCGTCGGCGTCGAAGTCGGTCTCCTGATCGGTGTCGATCTCCTGCCATTCGCCCTCGTAGCCGAACTGATCGGAGTCGACGACGATTGCCTCGGGGTTGGCGGTCGCGTTGAGCGCGACGTTCGTTGTGTGCATGTAGGTCAGACCGCCGAACTCGCCGATCTCACCGTTGCGGACGACCTCGTCGCCGATGTCGGTGCCCCGCTCAGCGAGGAAGTTGGTGATCGACTCCTTGCCGGCGGAACCGACGAGAGCCATGTCGGCCGTAAACCCGTCGTCGCCGCGCTGGGCGAGTTCGGTCGCGCCGGCGTTCATGTCCTGAAAGGACAGCGTGCCGTTGGCGTCGCCGACGGCCTCAGCGGCTGGTGCGGCGCTGTCGAGAACGGCGAAGGCCGCACGGTCGAGCCGCTTGCTCATGTTCTTCGCGTGTCCCTCGAGGTGGTCGTCGAGGAGGTCGAAAATGTTGTCGTTGATGTCCTCTTCTGGAATCTTTGATCCCGTTTTGAAGATGCGCCGTTCGAGCTCCGGTCGGCCGTACTCCTCACGGTCGTAGGTCGTGTCTGCACCGGGTTCGACTTCTTCGGGCTCGCCGAGCGACTCGGCGGGGACCGGCACCTGATGCGTCTCACCGGCACCGTCCGGCACGCCACCGGGCGGTTCCATGAAGAAGTCGCGGACGACTGTACGTGCCTCGACCCGTTCGGCCGCCAGTTCAGCGACGGTCTGCGGGTCGATGATCTGTTCGATGTTGGGTAGCGTCATTTATCGATTGAGGTCAGCACTGCGATGGTTCGCGTGCGATTCAGACGTCGACGTGGGCGAAGCCGTCGTCGACGTTCGGGATGCCGCTCGGGGCCGCGCCCTCGGCGTACATCGTCATGATGCCCTTCGTCGAGCTCCCGCCGGCGAGTTCGCCCTCGGTGGCAGAGGCCCCGAGTTCGACGCCCGCGCCGACTCCGGCGGCGACGTTTGCCACGACAGGGCCGCTGTACACGACGAGCACCGTGTCGCCAGCGTCGACGCCGTCGGGGTGGTGGCCAACGACGCCGTAGACCGTCGGGTCGTTCGTCCCGTCGGCGCGGACGGCTTCACCGTTACCGTCGAGGGCCACTGCATCACCTGACGAGAGAGCTTCAGCCGCGGTGCGGGTCTCGGTGTGACGAGCGTCGGACTTGTGTGACTGTCCGGGTTCGAGGCTCATGCGTCACCCCCTGTGATCGTCTCCAGTTCGCTTTCGAGCCGCTCCATCTCGCGCTCGGCGATGACGTTGTCCTCGCCGCTGAGCGTCTCGAGTCGCTCCTCGATCTCGCCCTTCCGCTCGCGCTTCTCGTCGGAGAGATTTGGGTCCGAGGGGCCGCTGCCCGTCTCGGGATTCTGGGCGAGCGCCTCGACGTTGAGAGCGCCGTCATCAGTCTCGAACTCGGTGGCGAGGGCCTCGAACGGCATGGCCTCGATGGCCGTGTCCGAGAGGCCGGTCTGCTCTTGGAGTGCGTCGGCGAGGACTTCGCGCACCTCGTCGACGCGGGCCTCCAGCGTTTCGTAGTCGGATTCGGAGACGACCGTCGGCTCGTCGATGCCGTCGGCAGCCTCGATCAGTTCCTCGTGGTCGGAGAGTCGCTCGGCCGCGTCCGTCTCGACGACCGTGGGGTCGTCGAGCTGGCGAGAGGCGGCGAGTAACTCACGTTCTTCGTCTGTGATGTCGTCCATGAGTGGATCACTCTGGGTTTCGTCGTCCGGGAGGCTCTGGCCCGTACTGCCGCGTGAGCCGTCATCACCATCCCGGTGATTCGCGAGCGATTCGGGGTCCGGCAGCTCGTCGATGATCGTCAGCGTGTCCGTATTGAGCGTGTGGCCGGCCATCGTGCCGGACGGTTGCCAGCCACCGTCCCCATCCGGCCGATGGACCTTGACCAGCGCTGCCGGCGGCTGGACCGTTTGGTCGCCGTCGATCTCCCCGTCGAGCGGCGCGTCGCTCTCAGTGCGGATCTCCTCGATCCTGCCGTACGCCGGGCGGTCGCCGCTGGAGGACCACCGGACGAGCGTGCCCTGTTGGACATCTTCGACGGCGGCCAGATGCTCTGTGTCCCTGTTTTCGGTGGGAGAAGAATCTGCATCTTCTGTGTGGCTCCGCTGGAACTTGTTGAAGTGGCGCGCCAGTGCCTCCGCAGTGCCGGGCTGGATCGACGCCGAGGCATGTGCTCCGTCAGCGACGATAGCGAGGTCGCGGTAGTCGACGACTGCCGCCACTCGCTCGGCGTCTCGCTCGGGGTCCTGCTCCCCCGGCTCCAACGCGACCGATGGCGACACGTCAACACGGCCACGGGCGATCTGTCGGGCACGGTCGGGATCGTCAATCTCGGCCTCGTAGACCAGTGCCTCGCGGTCGGCGTCGAAGGCGGCGTCGGTCACCTCGCCAACGATTATCTCGGGATGGGGCTGGCCGGCATCCAGTGCGCGGTGGTCGTCGGGATCGACGATGGGCGTCCCGACGAGCTTCTTGGCTGCATCCTCGAGTACCTCCGGCGGCCAGTACCTCCGCTGACCCGAGACACCCTGTGTCACTTCCGCGGCTTGAGCGATCCCGTGGACGATGAAGGGTCCATCGTCGAAGGTCGCGTCGGCGCTGATCGTTGCGTCACCAGTCTGTAATCGGTCAGTTATCATGATGCGTCACCAGTCCACACGTGGTGGCTGCATCGGCAGTTCGGATGCCGAGGAAGGTTTCCGTAGGCGTTCGATGTTCGGTACGGCTCGCCGGCCTTGTACGCCTGACACTGCGGACAGGCATCTCCCGCGATCAGCACACCAACCCGCTCGACGCCGGCGCGCTCCCATTCTTGGAGGCGAGCCCGGTCGTGCGAGTTCATGATCTCCGTGCGAGCAATCATCGTCGCTCGGTTCATCGCCGCGCGAGGCGTCCCGTCCTCGACACGACCGATGATGTCAGTGAGACCGTCGGCGATGTCTCGTGGGCCGTCACCAGCGGCCAGCCCCTCGGTAAGTTCACGCCGGAGGTCCGTCGCAACGGCGTTGGTCATCCCCTCCAGCTCGTTGAGATTCCGCGCGAACAAGGACTGGAGCTGCTCACGGTGGACAGGCAGGCGTAACGCCGTCGCGCCGGCACGCCCCTGTGACAGCTCCAGCGCGTGAAGTTCGGCCTGCGCATCGGTGACGCCCCGCTCGTAGGCCGCCGAGATGAACTGATTCTCGTCGCCGAAGCGAGTGAGGATATCCTGTTCTGTCTGAGTATCGAGCCACTTGGCGAACGCATCGGCCCGCCGAGCGTCGGTGTCGAAGTCGAACTGATCGCGGGTCGGGGTGCTCGCCAGCGACTCGATCCCGAGGGCATCGTGCTCAACGAGGCCACGACGGAGGGCGGCTCGGATGCCGACCCATGCACCGCGGAGCCGCTGGGCATATCGCTGTCGGAGGGACCGGGTGCGGGTTGGCTCCTCGCGCTGACGCGCCCGACGGAGCTGTTGCCTATGCTGGCGGGTCCCAGTGATGTCGGCAGTTGCGGTCGCGCTCATTCGTCGTCCTCCATATCGGTCTGTTCGAGCGCGGCCGTGAGATCCGCAGCGGCCTCATCGGCGTCGACCTCGCTACCGGCAAAGACCTCGTCGGGAAGGTCCATCGTAGTCTGGAGGAACGCCTGCAGGTCGAGGACCGTATCGACCGGCACGTCGCCGAGACCACTGTCCAGCGCCGACATGAACTGCTCCATCCGCTGGATTTCCTCGTCGCTCAGCTCGGCCACCGGGTTCGAGGATGCCTTCGGCGCGATGCGGACCTCGATACCGTCCGATTTTAGATCCGGATGCCGGTTGGCGACCTCGCGGAACGCCTGCGTCCAGTCTCGCTCTTGCGCTTTGCGTTCCTCCCCGACGAGATCACGGTAGGCCTCTGCCTGCTCGTCGCTGACATGTTGGGTAATGTCGTCGCCGTGGGCCGTTGCGTACTTCGGCGCGGGGAGCGGCGCGAGGATGTCGTCGACGAGGTGCTGGAGGTCGTCGTCCAGATCAGGGAGGTTCGGCACCCATTGATCGAGGTCGACTGAACCATCGTGGCCGAGGATGCTTCCCGGGCTGAGCCCGTTGACGCCGCTGACCCAGTCGTCTTGCTCATCATCAGTCCACTCTTGAATCAGCGTCTCGTCGCCGAGGTCGTAGGCGGTCGGCGTGAACTCGGCGATCCAGACACCTTCGACTTTGGTCTTGATCGCTTCAGCGCGGTTGCGTTTAATCGTCCGGTAGTCGGTCGCATCGTCGGCTGCAGCTTCGAGCGGACTGGTCCCAAAGACGCCGTCCTCGGTCGCCTTGTCGCCGCCGATATCGGGGTTGTTGACCTGTTTGAGCACGTCGTTCTGCGACAGTGCGACCGAGTCTTCGTCGAGACCGCCACGCCGTTTGCCAAGAATCGACTGGTCGTCAAACTGAACGTAGGCGGCGGCCTCGTTGCGGCGGGTCGTCTCCTCTGCGAGATTCGTCTCATCGGGACCGATGAGAATGTTCGTGTTCGAGCGGACCCGTGCCGAAACCGTTTCAGGGCGGATGTGCTTGAACCCCTGAATCTTGAAATCGGGATCGTCCTTCTCTTCGTCGCTCTTGAGATATTCGTGGAGTGCCGTCCCGCGCGTATATTTCTGGACGATGCTGCTCTTAAGATACGGGTAGAACGGTTTGTTCCGCTCGCCGGCGATGACCGCACAGTTGTCGAGGAAGCCACCCGGCGGCGCGAAATCCGGCAGGTCGGCCTCGTCAGTCCCCTCGCCGGTGAAGTACGCCTGCGTGACCGGGTCGTCGGCGTTAATCCGGACACCCGGCTCAACGACGTCGCGGACGAACTGGTTGATGTTGCCACAGACGATCCCCAGTTCACGGTACAGTTTGTGGAACTTATCGATATCGTCCGGCGGACTGAGGTCGTCAACGCCGGTGTTCTTGACGAACAGCTTTGGCGACGACCGAGTGACAGTCTCGACCGACTGGGAGAGTCGCTGCTGAAGCGCTTCAAGCCGACCACGAATCGGACCTGTGGATGTACTCATGATGATTACACACTCCCCGTCGACGGCGACCCACCGGGACGACGGCGAACAGTTTTCGTGGTTCCGGCGTTGTCGTCGGCCGCCCAGACGGCCATGCTTGCGGCGTCTAGGTAGTCTGGGGAGTGGCCGAGCCGCTCCTCGATGACCTCTTTCGAGTTGACGGTCACGACCTCAGCGCCGTGCTCCCCCCGGCTGTTGAGTGTCTTGGTGTCGTTCTCGATGGTGCGGCCGCCGATGACCAGCTGGTCGCGAAGGTCGCGGTTCGAGTATTGGACCTCCTCAAGGACATTGCCGAGCATGGCGAGGGCCTCTGCCCGCTGGTCTTCGTAGTTGATCCGGCCGTAGGGATTGTCGTCGTCGGTCCCCTCAGTCAGCGGCTTCTTATTCGAGCCGAACCGGTAGACATCGGGCCACCGGTCACCGAGATAGTCCGCCAAGCCAGAGCCCTCGCCGGCGGCATCAACGGCAACCGGATGGCGAGGGTCGCCGCCGAGCCGGGAGTCGGCCATGATCTCCTGCTCCTGCTCGGGGTAGTCCGTGTTCTGGGCCGTGTACCGGACCGTGAGCACCCCGGCCGACCAGTATGTAATCAGAACCGTCTCATCAGAGCCGGGTCCAGCGACATCGATGCCGGTGCCCAGCGGCTGCCGGGGCTCAACGGTGATTCGGTCGGTGTAGGCGTCTTTCGCCGCGCTGGCGCTGTACGGCCGGTGAACAGACGCGCCCTCTGGCGGTATGATCCCGGCACGACGGCGATACCAGCGTTTTGAGAGGTCGGGACGAAATGCAGGGTTGTCCTCGAGATCGTCATCATTTCTGAAGACGAGATTGCCGTCGGAGTCGAGCTTTGGGGCTGAGACGCGCAGTGCCGTGTCGATCCCCGGCCACGGCGTGTTGTTGTTCTCGACCCAGTCGTCCTCAAGTTTCGAGATACTGGCGATGCCATCGATCTTCGGCGCGTTGATGTTCCCGAGCTCAACCTGAACGTTGTGTGCGTCGAACGTGCTGAAGCGGACAACCTCCCAATTCGGATGGTCGTTCATCAGCGGGTAGATCGAGTTCGCCTCATCTTCCGGCGGGTTTGCGATGAGGACGAGCCGGTCGCGGTCGTCGGTCGCGAGCGACCGCATCGCCTCGATGATGTCCTCGTCGATGGCGTCCTTGTCGGCCTCCTCGATGATCGAAAGCGTGTAGGCATTGTGAACACCTTCGAGCTCGCCGGCGTCCCGTGGGGAGGAGGCCTCGAAGAAGTGCTCGGGCTCGCCGTCGATCTCGATGCGCTCGGGGCGACTCTTGTACTCGCCGGGGAGCGGGATGCGAGCGTCGCCGTGGAGGCTCTCGACGGGCTTGCAGTACGTCCGCTTCATCTTGCGCTCGGTCCCCGACGTTGCGAACGCCGCGGCGGGATACCGGCAGAAGAGCCAGACGATGGTGATCGCCGCCAAGATGTACGACTTCCCCAGCGAGTTCGCCGAGACGACGAGGAGCTGCTTGTTCTTCGCGACAGCGCGGCAGATCCGGCGCTGCGCCTCCCCGACGCGGATGCCGAGGTAGTCTTCGATGGCGTCCTCGAGCCACGTCGCGTCGCCAGCGTCAGCACGCTCCGCGTAGTGAGCCGGGGGCTTCGGCGCGTTGACGCCGTCAGTCGCGGCAGGGCTGGTACTCGCCATTAGGCCTCCTCCTCGTGGTACGACCGCAGGTTTTCCAGAAACGCGTCTTCGAGAGAGACGTTCGCCTCAAGGCGCTCGGGTTCCCGGTCAACAATCCCCCGGTCGGCGAGCCAGTCGTTCCATTCGCCCACCGTCCGTGCGGCCTTTCGATACTCGTCGTTGCTCATCAACTCTTGAACGGCGGTCTGGAATACCGTCTGCGTGATGGCGTCGACGCGGCCGTCGTCTAGTTGGCCGGCGATGTACTCCTGAAGGCGAGTTTTATCCTGCGAGATCTGTCCCTTCGACACATCGTATCGGTCGGCTAAACGTGTCGGGCTGATCGAGCCGGGATGGCCGGCCTGCTCGATCAGCTGGAGGATCTCCGCCCGTCGCTCCGTCCAGTGGTATTCGGCGGGCGGCTTGTCCTGTGGGATCTCGATTGTCCGGTAGTCAGGGGTGCTCATGTTTAGCCTCGTTTAGTCCGCTGCGGAGTTCACGGGGGGGTGCGGTTGGCACTCGACGTGGGTGTTCACCGTCGGGGACGTCGACGGCGCCGTAATCGATATCATCACTCATCGTCACCTGCGTTGCCCCCGGTGTCGCCCTCCGCGGCCGCCTTGATCCGCTGGACCTCTTGGACCCGACGGTCGATCACCTCGCGATAATTCTTCTCGTCGATCTCGAAGCCTACGAAGTTCCGGTCGGCCTGAAGGGCCGCGACCGCAGTAGTACCACTTCCGACGAACGGGTCCAGAACCGTGTCCTCCGGGTCAGTTGAGTTGTGAACCAGCTCCTCGATTAGCGGCACCGGCTTCTCAGTCGGGTGGCTGTAGGCAGAGGTATCCGCTCGCTGGTACTCCAGAACATCAGCGAGACGATCCGCATCGTTCAGGTCGCGTCGGTTGTCGCCGACCGAGCCGTAGAAGCAGACCTCGTACTGGGGACGGTAGCGGTCACGGACCTCAGGGCCGGTGATCCCGAAGTTATTTTTCACCCAGATCAGGGTACTGAGGTGCTCGAAACGCTCCCGGAAGAGGTCCTCCATCCGGCCGTAGTGTTGCCATCCCCACCAGACGTAGACGTGCCCGGTGTCGGTGACGACGCGCCGGACCTCATCAAGGAAGTTCTCGAACAGGTCCCAGTCGTCGTAGTTCGCTAAGGAGTCGAACTCCTGATCGCCCCGGCCTTGGTAGTCAAACCCGTAAGGTGGGTCGGCGATGACGCAGTCGACCGAGTCGTCGTCCAGTCGGGACTGCATCCCCTCAACGCAGTCCTCGTAGTAGATATCGTGGTCGACATCGTACTCATAGGCCGGCGAGCAGGTGGTGTCGACCCGGATCTCCGCGAGCAGTTCGTTGAGGTCCTCGCCGGCGGCGTCCGTGAGCCGCTCAACTTCGTCTGACTTCCCGGCGGCGAGCAACTCGTCGTATTCGAGCGCGTCGCGCTTTGCGTCGTGTTCGCCGCTGATCTTGTTGAGTTCCTGTCGCCACAGCCGGCGTTCGGCGTCATCGATATCGTACTGTCGGACGGGGACTTCCTCAAGCCCAATCTCCTGAGCTGCTCGGTATCGATGTTCGCCGTCAGCAATGAGCCCGTCCGTGTCAGTGATGACCGGGCCACTAAGCCAACCATTCTCGCGTAAGCGGTCACACAGAAGTCCGAACTGTTCGTCGGTCATCTCGTTGGGGTTCTCGCCGTCCGTATCAAGCTCCTCAACGGACAAGATTCCCTCAAACGCCGGCTGGGGCAGGTCACCCGGCGTCAGTGTGTCGCTCACGCCCAACCACCTCGGGCGCGACTGGGATGCCCTCCCACTTCGTATGGCACGCGCGGCAGAGTGTAAGAAGATTCTCCAGCGAGTTCGCTTCCTCGGGCGTCTCGAATGTCGCTATCGGCTGGACATGATGAACGTGGAGGTCGCATCCGTGTGTATCCTGATGTTCCTCTTGACCCATCCCGCAGACTACACACTCGATGCCATCGCGTTCTAGTGCCGCTTTGCGTTGTTCCGTCCAGTTCTCGCCGTAGTAGTCCTCGTGGCCGGTGTATGCCGGATGCTGTGGTCCGGTCGTACCGCTCAGATGCCAGTCTTCGTTGGAGAACTCGACCGATTGGGCGGCCGACTGGCACTCTCGCGAACAGAACCGGCTCCCCTCCGCGTTCGCAGCTGCTCGCCGATACTCTTCGCCGCACCGCTCGCAGGTGAGGTGTACGCCGTTTCGCTCGCCGCCGAACGGCGAGTCTATTGTGTCCGACTGGTGTGCGGCCTGACAGTCGCGAGAACAGAATCGGCTCCGGTCGGCCTCCGACGGTGACTTTGAATAGGTGTCTCCACAGTACTCGCAGGTGATTTCGACACCCGAAATGCTCTCGCCATGCGCTTTTGAGTGATGTATCTTGAGTGCCCGCTCGGTGTCGAACTCCCGGTCGCAAGTGGGGCACTCCTCCATACGCTTCTAATTGGCCTTGTACTACCATCAAAGCCATGTTTCTGCGGTGAAGGTACCCGTCCGGAGGGACCGTGGTCTCCTCAGCCGGCTGTGGGAGCTCGTCAAGGGTGAGTTCGTCGTTAGTCATTGGACATCTCCCACGGTTTCCCGTCTTCCTCCCAGTGGACATCCTCGACGGGGACGTGCTCACCGCAGGTGGCACAGAACGTCTTTCCGTACTGGTTCGGATCTCGGGCCACGGACTCGGGGAGGTCACCAGTCATCGTGGTAGCCCCGCCACACTCCTCGTGGACGTACGTCTTGCGAACTGGTTGGACGAACTCGCCGTCGTCGGTCGTCGGATAGTTCTCGAACTGTCCATCGTCCAGCCGTTCGCCGTAGTCGAAGTTTTCCGGCGGTGGATCGTCAGTCATTGGTCTCGTGGTACTCTCGAAGATTCGTCATGAAGGCGTCGGCGAGCCCTTCGTGCGTGACGGTCAGCTCCTCGTCGGGGAAGATGCCGGCCTTGTCACAGATCGACTCATACCGTCGAAGGAACCGCTCGTCGCCGGTGACTCGGAACTTCTCGAGTGCGACCTGCGCCATCAGTCGAGCCTGCTTCTGGGCACCCTCGGGATTGTCGGTCAGGTCGAACCCATCCTCAATCCGCTCTTTCCCGTCGGAACCGACGAATCCGTCGAGGAACTTGTCGGAGTACGCCCCGTGGTCGGCCGCGTTCGTGTTCTCGGTGGGAGCGCCTCCGTCGTTGCCCTCGGCGTTCGTGTTGCCCTCGGGGGCTCCGGAGTCGTCAGCTCCGCCGTGGGTGCTACACTTGCCGTGGGAACCCTGAGCGTACCCGCGACAGCGTCGGCCGGCCGACTTCGCTGTTGCGATGCACTGCCCCCACTCGCTGTACTGCCGTTCACCGGTGATCTCTCTGGCGTCGGGATGGGCGTCCGGATGGAACTCGTCTGGTGCTCCCATGAGGTTGAGTTGTTTCGTCTAAACCCGAGCCGTCGTCTACAGGTCGGGAGAGGGCGGTGAAGCAGCCGGCTTCGGTGGTTCAGTCCCGGATGGCGACGGGGGTTGTAGCCGGGGATCGTCGATATTGAGGCCGTGCTCACCACCGAGATGGCAAGACGAGCACAGCGCGACAAGGTTCGACTCGTCGTTATTCTCTTTGTTGCCGTCGAGGTGGTGGACGTGAAACGCCTGCACACCGTCGCAACCGCGACCGCAGCCGGGGCAGCGATACCGGTCAGGATCACGGTCGCGCCAGAAGAGCGCTCGACCTGAAGCGCGGGGGTCAGTCATGGATCAGGATCTTCTTGACGCAGTCCGGGCAGAGGGTGACGGTGTCGCCCAACTCGTAGTCGTGCGACTGCATCGTCTCCCCGAACGGCGTCGTCGTCCACGTTCGCTTATTAAACGTGGCGAGGAATCCCGGGAACTCGCCTTCGTGCTCGCAGCGGTCGCAGGTGTAGTCGTAGCCCATCGCTCAGTTCTCGTGACTGAACCCGCGCGGATCGAGGCCGTTCGGAGTGTCGTACCGCTTGCCGACCCAGTCGGTCGCATCGTGCATGTCCCGCTCTCGGAGATGCGCTCTGGGATGATGAAGCGCGCTCGGCTCTTCGTGCGCGTACAGCTCGGTGGTCCCATCGGACTGAGCGAACCCGCGGATGTGCAGCTGTCGATGTGGGTGCTCGCGCTCAGGATCGAACAGATATCGACGCGCGTTGAGGTCCTCACCTCGGTAATGATACGAGAGCGGCCACGCCGGTTCGTAGGACTGTCGGCCGAGTCGCTCAGTAACCGCCTCGATATCGGCGTCGACGAGCGCCGTCGACGGCGGAGCACCGGCACTGAAGAAGCGCCGGCGGAGTGCGTAGACGATACGACGGAACACACGCCACGGAAGTTGCGCGAGCGGGAGTGATCCCGTCCGGCGGTAGTACCGAACTGCGCCGGCGCTCCCCGAAAGGCCGGTCGCGAGGGCGACGGCGAGGTCGGGGTGACTGGCGAGCCATGCGAGGGTCGTGCGAAGGAGATCTTCGGGTGTCATGAGACTATTTTTCTCCCTCAGCGTCAGCCGCGGGGCCGCCGGCGATCTCGAGGACGGCTCTCGCCACCGCTGCGTAGTCGACCGCGAGGACGCCGTTCAGCAGGCCCAGCGTGACGATTGCTGCGCCACCGACCCACGTCGGGTCCGCGCCAGCGCGAATTGCGATGACGCCGACGAGGATAACGCCGATATTGGCGATGAGCGATTGGATTGCTTTGATCGTCTTGAGCATCTGGAGATCACCACCCCTCTCCGCGACAGCGAGATAGTCCTCGACGAGTGCATCGAAACAATACCACGGCCGTGATGCGTGATTGCTGGTCATGATTCATTTCCGGGGTCGCTTGCAACGGTCTTCGATTGCGGCACACGGAGTCGCGTCCCGTCGACGTTGACCGTCAGGAGCGTCGTCACCGAAACCGCCGACGCTCGGAGCTCGTGATCAACGACGGTCCCGGAGACGACATCACCCGAGAACGGCGATTCGAACGCGACGCGATTTGGAATACTCATAGGTCGATACTGTCGAAGGCGTCGGCGAGGAGTTGCACCTCTCCGTGGGGGTACGGCACTATTGGATTGCCGACGCAGCACGGTCGAGGGTGCGACCGCTCGGTATGCTGTACGATCCGGCGCTCGGACGGGGTGAGCGTCGCGAGCACCACGATGCGTCGGTTCCCGCTCGTTGCGACGGAGCCGTGACGAGCGAGGAGGACAGGTTAGGCGGTCACGAAAGCACTCGACAGTCACTCAGCGAGCGGGTCGGTCGTGGACTGGCGGTCAGTCGCAGCACTGTGCTGAACGCCCGCGTCGATACCGGCCGCCAGCGCATCGTTCACGTCGTGCTCGTCGCAGTAACGCTGGATAGCGATGTAGACGGCTGGCCGTTGCGAGAGCGTGACGCCCTTAGCTTCGAGTGACTCAATACACCGGCGGAGGAGGGTTTTGAACCGTGTCATCGTGAGACAGCGGTCATCGCCGTCGTCCCAGACGCGCTCGTACGCTGATGCAACGCCACACTCACACCAGACCTCCGTTGCGTCAGCCGGCGGGCCGTACGGGACGGCCTCGACCTCGGTCGTCGGCTCCGCGCGCCTGTACGCCGAGCGACGGACCGACGTGGGTTCCGTCGGGTCGCTGCTCTCGCGTTTGACGCGTTCGACGCGGATGCGTCGAAAACAGTTGGAGCAGACGTCCGGAGCGTTCAGCGCGTGTGCTTGGAGAATATCTGACACAAGTGACTAAAGCCCACTTTCGGTTGGTCACGAGCACCGGCCGTCGTGCGTCTGCTCATTCATACCCGCGGTGGTGGATAGTCGCTTGCGACAGCGTGAGATATTAACGCTTTCTCGACGCCGGCTGGCGATTAGGTCCGGTCATTCCGCGCATAGAGGCGTTCGCGAGCGTCGCCGGGACGCGGCCACGATTCGATCGTTCCGCGAGTCCGGAGCCGACGAAGTGCCCATCGCGCGGTTGATCGCGGCAGCCCCGACTCGTCGACGACCTCGGACAGGGTCGCCGGCCCGATCTCGTTGAGAACGCGCTCAACGAGTCGGACGGACGGGGGCTTGGAGTCGGTCATGATCGGAGTGCCGCTGGCTGGTCGGCGGGGCAATCAGCGGCCGTCGGGACGGGGATCAGCCTCCTCCAGCGCCCGCTTCCCAGTCCCAGACGCCCGTCGTCTCGTCCGAGCTGCTACTCGATCCGGCTGTTCGTGAGGGATCAGCGTCCGACGGGTCGGCAATCGCGACGGTCCACGTATAGGAGGACCATACGGGGGCCGTCACGACTTCGCCATCCTCGTCCGTGAGGTCAGCGACGCCGGCGTTCGGCACTCCCGTCTTGGCGTACATCGTGGCACCGTTCGGTCCATGACGTTCGACGGCGTCGACGACATCTTCCTTGAGGAGCCGTTCAAGCGTCCGGTGGACGTGCCGCTTCGAGGCATCTGTTCGGTTAGCGATGTTGCGAGCGGAGAGGCGACCGGAGGCGTCTCGCAGCGCTTCAATGATCTCCTCCTGCTTCCGTGAGAAGCGCCAGACGACGCCCGAGGTCTGGACATCGGTGAACCCCGCAGGCATCGCATCGGTTCTGACGAAGACGGTCGCCGTCGACTCGGGATCTGTCGGGTCACGAGCATACCGGCCTGCGGCCTGCGCAGTGTGGTTCTCGCGAACGCTTGCGAGAATCTCCTGTGCGGTGCAAGCATCGTCGCCGACGAACCCTCGACCGTGAGCGCGTTTGAATCCGGTCCCGTCGCACTCGTGACACCCATCGCCCTCGCAGTCATCGCAGACCGTCTCCGAGCGCTCGGGTTCGGCATCGAGATCGAGCTCGGCGAGCAGGTCGACGACGTAGTCGTCGCCGGGGTCGATACACCCGTTTACGAGGCCGACGCGCTCGGCCTCGAAGTCGTTGCGCGACTTCTCCTCGCCGAAGTGCATCGTCTCAACGTCGCCACACCCGGAGTTCTTCATGATACGGGCGAGCCGATCCTCGACAGAGTCGGCCGTGAGTGCCGTCCGGAGGTCGTCGCCATACTGTTCGCGGAGGTGCTTGATGAGAACGCGCACGCCCTTAGAATCGAAGTACTCGCCGCTGGCGAGCGGCCGCGTCGCGTCGCCGACCTGCACAACTCGGAGGCCGCGCTCGTAGCGCCGCCACAGACGCCGAGCCTCCGGTTCGAGGACCTCGGCCCGCTGGATGTACGGCAGGGTGTTCGCCTGCCAGACAGGGAGCGCGGGGTGAGCGTCGAGGCCGACGACAGAGCGCGCGGCCGAGAAGTCCGGGACAGAGCGAACCGTCCGGACATCGTTGTGTTCGTCAAGGACGACCGTGAGCCACTCTTGATTCCACGAGTCCTCGTCGTGGACGTTGGCGTCGAGTCGGGGCGGCTCGTACGGGGTCTTCCCGACGCGACGGCCGTTCGAGCGTTCCTCGGCGTGGAAGATCGCCCGAGCGAGGGCCGGGGCCATCGTGTGCGCGCGTTCGTCGGTGAAGTACCACTCCCGATCGGGTTCGCAGTCGAGCGCCTGTTCCATCGCTTCACGTTCAGCGGCGGCGTCGTCCCCCCAGCCGTCGTACTCGGCCAGCGTGAGCAAGTGTTCCCACGTGGTGACTGGCGCGTCGATTTCCCGGAGATACGCGCCGACGGCATCGCGTACGCGCGCTGTCTCGAGATCGGCGGCGAAATCGACCGACTCGTCGAGAACGACGTTGTTGTGTGAGCGAATCCCCGGCACGTGTGCGAAGTTGTGGGTCGCAAGGACGAGCGGCCAGTCGCCATCGCGGTAGCGCTCCCACTGGTGGATGGCCGGACACTCGCTGGACTCACCGTCGTTGAACTCTCCGTCCTCGTGGTCGTAACTCGTCGACGACCCCTCACAGCACGGAAGTTCGGCGGACTGGTCGTTGTTGTCTTCGAGATACCGGTGGACGGCCGAGAACGGGAGACCGCGGCCGTCGCACAGCTCTTGGATGACATCGGACGCGGGGACGCCGTCGACGGTGATCGGCATGTAGTCGATATCGACATCGTCGTCATCCGGTGGGTCATAGTCGCCGGCCGCGACCGGGCACGCCTCGTGGCGACTCTTTAAAACAAAGTACTGGCCGCCGTGTTCGTCGGCGACCTCAATTGCTTCGTCGCGGGCGTCCCGCGTCTCCGAGAGATGGATCACCGGCCGGTCGCCGGTGATGTCGTCGCGCGCCCCCCAGCGCGTCGTTGCGACGGTGAAGCTCTTCCCCAGCGAGGTGGGGGCGTCGACGACGCGGGCGTCCTCGTTGCGCATCGTCGCCGCAATCGTGTCGAACAGTTGATCGCGAGCGTCGTCGGTCGACGGCCAGTCGACCCCGCGCTTCTTCGCCGCGCGTCGACGGTCGGCCGGCGACATCGCGTCAAGCTGGGCGAGCGGCAGCCCGGACACTGGAGCGGCCATCCCTGTACTGCCGGAGGACGGCAGGTCCTTCCGTTCGTCAGACTCGTCAGACTCAGCGGAGGGCACGCCCCCGCCCATGAACAGATGCATCGAGAAGTCCTCCACATCCTCGTCGGGCTGCTCGTCGCCCCCATCGTCCTCGTCGCGCTTGCGAGCGATGGCGTCCTCAATGGCGGCATCCGTATGCGGGTTCTCGGACTGCTCCGGCTCGTACTCAGCGCCGGCGACAGCCGACGCCTCGGCTAGACGCTCCTCCTCGTCGACGATGTCGTCCGTCGTAGACGGGGGACGCTCGTGAGGCTCGTCGAGGGTAGCATCCCCGGGGTGGTGGCGCTCGCAGAGCGAGTGCGAGTGCGGATTGACCGCAGGCTCGTTACAGCGTCGGAGCGCACACCGGTGGATGCGCCGAGGCTCCTCGCTGGCGTCGGTCACTTCGACCACCTCCTGAGGTCGGTGGCAGCCTCACGCGCCGGCGGGAGTTCCGGGAGTGGGGCAGCCGGTGGCTCCCGACCGGCGAACGGCTCGGGAGACGCCCGCTCCTTCCACGCCGTGAGCCACTCGCGCTCGCGGCCGTCGACGGCGTCTATCAGCTGGTCGTCGGGCCAGAGGTAGATCGGGAGGTCGAGGTCGGCACCGATCTCCTGCACCCAGCGGAGATGGTTGAGCTGGTAGTCGACCCAGCGCTGTTCGCGAGCGTCGATTTCGACGAGCGCCTGATGCAGTTCGTTCGCACCGGCGTCGGCGGCCGCCTGCTTCGTCAGCTCGAAGTTCGACCCGCGTGGGTTGAGCGGCTCGTGGAAGACGACGGCCGGGTCGAGCGCGACGGTCGCCTCAAGTAGCTCCCGGAGTGCCGCCCGGTCAAGCGTCGGGTAGGTAGGATTGACGGAGACGAAGACCTGAACGCCAGCGTCGGCGAACTTTTTGAGGCCGCGGAGGCGGTGGGACGGAGCCGGGGCCGCCGGCTCGATGGCGATTGCCGCCTCATCGTCGAGCGTGGAGAGCGACGTGCCGACCGTGACGTGGTCGCTGGCGTCCTTGAAGACATTGAGGTCCTGCAGCGCGAGGATCGGGTTTCGGGTCTGAATCCGAGCGTAGTGCTCCTGTTCCGCGAGCAACCTGACGCAACGCCGAGTGATGCTGCCGGCGCGGCCGTCCATGTAGCAGTCGGTCCCGTAGGAGATTCCGAAGACGCCGCGCCCACGTTCGGACATCTCGAAGGCGCGCGTGCCGGAGTCGATTGATTCGAGCGCGGTCTCCAGATGATGCGGGAGATCGTCTCGGTAGAGGACGTAGTCGCCCCACTCCTCCTGAGAATCGTCGACGCCGACGCTCTCAAGCTTGTCGGTGTGGTATCGGTACGGCGGGGTCGTAGGGACGTAACAGAACTTGCACCCATGCCGACAGCCCGTCGCGACGTTGATGACGTAGTCACAGAGGCGCTTCTCGGTGAGCGCCGACTCGGAGTATGGCGTTCGCGATGGATCGGACGCAGTCGCAACGTCGTTGGTCACGCCGACCACCCCCAGTCGTCGAGCGTCGTCTGTCCATCGACATCGGTCGGCGGTTCTCCGCCGTCCGGAACGGGGACGTTCTTTGCAGTCTCCTCACCAGCGGGGGTGGGGTCGGTCGCATAGACCGTTTCGCCGGCGTCCTCGTCGGCGACGGGACGCTCGTGGAAGTACTGCCACGAGTGGTCGAGCGGCTCGCCGTCATACGAGCGCCGGCTCACGCGAGACCACCCCGTTGGGCCTCAGCAGTGGCTACCGCATGTGAACTCAGCGGAGTATGCGTGGGACCGGATTTGAACCGGCGGACCTCTACAGGACAGCGCCCTCAACG